ACTGGTGCTACAGGTGCTGTAGGTAATACTGGCGAAACGGGTGCTACAGGTGAAACTGGTCAGACTGGTGCTACAGGTGCCGCAGGCACTACTGGCGAAACGGGTGCTACAGGTGAAACTGGTCAGACTGGCGCTACAGGTGAAACTGGTCAGACTGGTGCTACAGGTGCTGTAGGTAATACTGGCGAAACGGGTGCTACAGGCGAAACTGGTCAGACTGGTGCTACAGGTGCTGTAGGTGAAACTGGACAGACTGGTGCTACAGGTGCTGTAGGTGAAACTGGTCAGACTGGTGCTACAGGTGAAACTGGTCAAACTGGTGCTACAGGTGCTGTAGGTGAAACTGGTCAGACTGGTGCCGTAGGTGAAACTGGTCAGACTGGTGCTACAGGTGAAACTGGTCAAACTGGTGCTACAGGTGCCGTAGGTAATACGGGTGAAACTGGCGCTACAGGCGAAACTGGTCAGACTGGCGCAACAGGTGCCGTAGGCAGTACGGGTCAGACTGGCGCAACAGGTGCCGTAGGCAGTACGGGTCAGACTGGCGCAACAGGTGCCGTAGGTAATACAGGAGATCAAGGTGATACTGGACCAACTGGCGCATCTGGCAATACAGGCAACACTGGCAATACAGGCGCTGTAGGCAATACAGGTGCTGTAGGTAATACTGGCGAAACGGGCGCAACTGGCAATACAGGCAGTACTGGTGCAACAGGTGCCGTAGGCAGTACTGGTGAAACTGGCGCAACAGGTGCCGTAGGCAGTACGGGTGAAACGGGCGCTACAGGTGCCGTAGGTAGTACGGGCAACACTGGCAATACAGGCGCTGTAGGCAGTACGGGCGCAATGGGTCCGACAGGCAGCGCAACACCAGGTGGACCGACTCAGGCAATACAATACAACAATGGTAGCGGCGGCATTACGGGAAGCGCCAATTTACTCTACGATTCGAGCAATAATGTCATGACTATTGGAGGAAGTATTATTCCCGCAGCGCATAATGAGTATGATTTAGGTACTACTGGCAATTACTGGCGGCATATTTACGTCAGTCAAAACTCCTTAAAGTTTATCGGCGGCATTGATAATAACACACTTGTCGGATCGATTGGGGTTGATCCTTCAAATAATATAGTAGCAAACACTTATGATGATACAGGCACAGTCACCGCGACCCAAAATATTGTTGGTTCTACAGGCGCTGCAGGTAGTACTGGTGCAACAGGTGCGGTTGGTCCTGCCGGCACAAATGGATACTCGTCTGGTGCGAATTATTACATGGATGCTTCCGGAGGCGCTGCATCTCAATTCGGAACGTTATTAACCACCCCTCAAACAGGCAATCAAACACTAATTACGGTTACCAATTTATCAAATCAGACGGTTTTAATGGGCACATTTACGGAATCGGGTTCATCCGTATATAAAACTACATTGATTGACGCCGGACCATGGGATTTTAATGTTTATTTTAGTAGTAGCACAACTACTGGGATAAGTTTTTATGGATCGATCTATTATGTTGATTCCGACGGTTCCTCAAATCCAGTTGTCATTGCGGAAGGGTCCTCTGCTACCGCAGTTCCTATAGAAAGTGGAGTGCAGAACTTATACAATTATACAATTTTTGTCCCGCGTACAATTTTGCCTGATTTATCGAAACTCATACAAGTGCGGGTGTATTGTGTAATTTCAGGCAACAACAAATCGACCGCGATAGAGTTCCGAAGTAATACAGTCAGTCATGTTCATACTACAATTGCAGTTAATCCTGTTGTAGGTCCAACGGGTGCAACGGGCAACGCTGGTAATACGGGCAATACAGGCGAAACCGGTAGTACAGGCGCAACTGGTGCCGTAGGTAGTACAGGTATGACAGGCATGACTGGTGCTACAGGCAACACGGGCAATACAGGCGCAACTGGTGCCGTAGGTAGTACAGGCAATACTGGCAACACGGGCAATACAGGTGCTACAGGAAACACTGGTATGACGGGCAATACGGGTATGACGGGCAGTACGGGAAAAACCGGTAATACGGGTGATACCGGTCCAACGGGCGCTACCGGACCAACGGGCGCTAGAGGCAATACTGGCAATACCGGCAATACTGGTAATACGGGCATGACAGGTGCTACCGGCGCAACAGGCGTAGGTATTACGGGTGCAACCGGTCCAATGGGTTCAGTCGGAAGTACTGGTCCTGCAGGTAGTGGTATTGGAGGCGGACCAACCTTTTCAGTTCAATACAACGTCGGTGATGGCGGCATTACTGGAAATAGTAAATTTTTATTTGATAATACAAACGTTACAGTAACCAACGCGATTTCTGCGAATAATATGATACTCACAGGTAGTTTAATATCAATTGCGCAAACGGGGGCGGTCGGATATTCAAATGCCAATTCGGTTTCAATTGGAAACGGTGCGGGCGCCTTTAACCAATACACCAACACTGTGGCGATCGGTAATGCCGCTGGGTATACAGTTCAAAGAGAAAACTGCGTTGCGATTGGATATAGTGCAGGTTCACTGTATCAAGGTTATAATTCGATTGCAATTGGAAATAGCGCAGGGTACAACACTCAACAAAATACTTCCGTCGCGATTGGTTATTTTGCCGGAAAAGACATTCAATACAGCAATGCCGTCGCGATTGGTGCTTACGCCGGAGGTTATGCACAAAATAGGGACTCTGTTGCAATTGGTAATAGAGCAGGCATGACAGGGCAACAATTTTTTTCAATCGCAATAGGTAGTAGTGCTGGAAAGGCGCAACAAGGGAAAAACTGCATTGCAATTGGCGCGAGTGCCGGTGTAACCGGTCAAGGAAATTATAACATTGCGATTGGGTTGAGCGCAGGAACCAATCTTCAAACAGGTCAATGCGTGGCGATTGGACGGAATGCCGGTTCAAACGCGCAAGGTTTGGCATCAATCGCGATTGGGTTGAATGCAGGCATCACCTCGCAAAACCAATATAGTGTGGCAATTGGATATAACGCAGGTTATACGGGACAAGGAGGTTCGGCAGTGGCGATTGGATTGGGAGCAGGGGAATCTGCGCAACTAACTTATGCCGTGGCGATTGGTAGATATGCGGCGCGGTATAGTCAAGGAAGTTATGCCGTGGCGATTGGTTACCAGGCTGGGTATATCGTGCAACAAGGCAATTCCGTGGCAATTGGTTATTATGCGGGACAAACCTCGCAACAAAGTTATGCAGTGGCGATTGGGAATGGAGCAGGGAAAACCTCGCAACAAAGTTCTGCAGTGGCGATTGGGAGTGGAGCGGGTATTACGAATCAACAAAGTTCTGCAGTGGCGATTGGGAGTGAATCAGGGAAAACCTCTCAACAAAGTAATGCCGTGGCGATTGGTAACCTTGCAGGGTTTAGCGCACAACAAAGTTCTGCAGTGGCGATTGGGAATGGAGCAGGGAAAACATCGCAACAAAGTTCTGCAGTGGCGATTGGTAACCTTGCAGGGTTTTTATCACAAACATCCAATTCAATTATTTTGAATGCGACCGGAGAAGAATTAAATAACACTACTTCCAACACGTTTACAGTTAAACCGGTCCGTGCAATAACCTCAATCAACAACAGTTATTCGTCTCTATATTATAATACTACATCAGGTGAAATTGTCTCCGCTGCAAACTTATCCAAATCAAAAGTTAGCACGATTAATGCGACCAGTTCGCCTATTTCTATTACGGAAACCGCATATCCAGGTACTTTAATAACCACGACGACCTTAGATATAAGTCAAAACACCTATTTGTGGGCAAACGCAAATGTGACATTCAAAAATACCGCCTCCTCCGCAAATAATGTATATTCCTATTTAACGCTGAATGGTGTCAATTCAAATACTTCAAAATCAACTATTTCGACCAAGGGCAGCAGCGCTGCGGCATACACTAATCTCTCAGTTATTCAAATGACAACTGCAGCAGTTACCCCCGCAGTTTATACCACCTCCTTATACGCCTACGCTGATGTCAGTGCGAATATATTTGCCGAACAAGTCGATTTGTTTACCACGTCGAGGTTAACGTTATAAGCATAAGAATAAGCATAAGCATAAGCATCGCAATAAGCATAAGCATAAGCATAAAAATAAAAATAAAAAATATTTTGATATAATTAACCAATAATTATATCAATTTTGCAATACCTACCATACCAGAACCTTACTTGTACTTTTCCAAAATCACTTTCGGAATAAGTTTATCGCGCATACTTTCCAACTTTTTATAACATTTATTAATCGTCACTTCACTAATTTCGCTGACGGCATTCACATTCTTCTTACTTACATTCAGTTTACATTGATGCGAGACGAAAAACACAATACCCGCGGCGATCGAATGCGGCGTGTTTTCTGGAATGAGATTACTCTCTTGAATACGTGTCGCAATAAACTTACATAAGCGTGTTAATTCGGCATTTATACTCAACCGACTACAATAGCGCTCGATAAAAGACAACGGCGTTGTGCTACATAGTGTCGTTTTCTCGTCATTATTCATTTCGTGTTCGATTTCGTTAATGATTGAACTGGCGTTTTTACATCCACGGGTGGCGCTCGTATTATCCAAATGAAAGATGGTCGCAATTTCTTTCGCCGTCCGTGGACAATTGTTGTTACGCGCAGCAATATATATCGTCGCTGCAATAATGCCGTCGCGGTTATCCCCGCGATACGTCTTCACACCGGAGATTTTCGCATGGTAGCGCATTGCTTCGTCGATAATAATTTTCGAAATACCGCCCTGATTACCGAGGACCGAAATACGCTGAAACTCTTCATAACGCGCTTTCTCTTCATAAGGCATACCTTGCCATTCAGTGTAGCGCCGGATCTTCCGCATTTCATAGGTCGATTTCGGCGCGCAGACGACTTTGCATCCGAATGACGATTCTTTGAGTAGCGGATTAATTGGCATGCCGCAACGGGTCGGGTCACCAGAATGATTATCGTCGGCACCGTAATAACGCCATTCGGCGCCTTGATCTAAAACATCTTTATAAATGACACCGCAAGACCGGTTTGTACACCCGAGAAACCCTTCGTCGGTCACAACAAGATTCGACTGACAACAATCACAAAACTCGCGTTCGCCCGAAGAGCGCATGACGCATTCAATTACACTCGGCGCTGCTATAGAATTTTCGCCGTCATCAAATGCTGTGCCTGCTGCGCTTGTGCTTGTGCCTGCTGCGCTTGTGCCTGCTCCGCTTGTGCCTGCTGCGCTTGTGCCTGTGCCTGCATCTTTCGCTAGCATATCAAACTTCTCCCACATTGCTTTTTTATCCACCTCTTTCATCCTCTGTGTCGGTCCAGTGGGTTTTATTTTCTTTGTTTTATTCGCGCCATCATTATTGCTCTTACTCATATATACAACGGTCGAAAGTGATGATAACACATTTGCCTTTGTACTTGCATTTGCTTGTGCTTTTGCAGTCATCTTCGGTTTGTATAAGTACTACCAACTATAAATAGTATCAATTTTATTTTATATCGTTTTTATAATATATATTAAATATAACATATATTAATGGGGAATAATAACTCAATAGGCGCAGCAGATTCGGCATCCGGACTTGATTTGGTGATCGATAAAATTGCGACCAAGTATATTATATCGCCGTCCGTGAATGATATTAATAATTTTGGAAAGAAAGAGTTTTGCGATAAACTCGTCGTATTAGTCGCAAAAATAATTAACGAAAATGTGAAGGGTTTAGCGAAAGAAAAATGTAAACCTGCGACGTTTTATGTGAAACTGGGGCACTTGTATGCGACGATTTTGAAAACAGTCAATCCGGTGCAAATGCAGGGTCAAGCAGCAATGCAGGGTCAAGCAATGCAGGGACAAGCAGCAATGCAGCACGATAATCTCTGTATGAATCATTTCCGTGATTTACTCCAACAAACAGGGATGAACAATAAGAATCTTACTGATTTTAAGAACAATCCAAAGGTCATAAAGGTTACGTTATGTGGTGCGAATAAAGGGCAAAATGCAAATGTGCCGCCGCCTGCACCTGCGCCGCGGGGCGACCGTAGGGGTATGGAACGCGAAGGACCTATGGATCGCGAAGGACCTATGGATCGCGAAAGACTTATGGAACGCGAAGGACCTATGGGTCGAAACGATGATTACCGGTTAATTGGAGGCGCAGGCACTGCAAGTTTAGATATTGAGTTGGAGAAACTATATATTAATTACGATGAGGCAGACAAAACAACATATAAAAAAGATCTGAATAAAGATCTGGCGGTTTTTTATAAAGCATTTACCGGACAGGAACTTCCATCCGACAGTTCTATTACAAAATTTAGCGAGATACCCTTGGTACGAGCGAATACCAAACTACAAGGATTATGTAATTCGCCCAATATTACATCCAGTATTGAGGCGGATAGTGCCAATGAAAAGTTATTTACGCAGTATGGCGAGCATCTTGCAAAAATGTTAAAAAGAACAAATGCCTCCAAACAAAAACTATTAGATATTCTTACAACGCGCATATTTGATATTAAATATGCTGATATGGCGCAACAAGCGGAGCAGATACAAGCACAAGCGCAGCAGGGACAGATACAAGCGGAGCAGGGACAGATACAAGCGGAGCAGATACAAGCGCAAGCGCAGCAGGGACAGGCACAAGCGCAGCAGATACAACAAGCAGAGCAGACACAGGCGGAGCAGACACAAGCGCAGCAGATACAACAAGCACAAGCGCAGCAGGTACAGACACAAGCAGAGCAGATACAGGCAACCGATGAGATTGTGGACATTATCATTAAACCTAATTTAACCGAATCCGAATTAAATGGTATCATAAATACAACACGACAAATAATTGTTAATTTATATACCACGTGCGAAGAAGATTATTTAGAGGGTTTAAAAATATTAGAAGCAATTGTGTCAAAAAAGGTACTTACGTCGGAGAGGCAAGGAATTGAAGGTTTGAATAGGGTTCTATTACGGTTTCAGTCGATATAGCATTTACTGCGTCTTGTCCCTTACTGCGTCTTGTGCCTTACTGCGTCTTGTGCCTTACTGCGTTTTGTATCTGCTGCGCTTGTGCCTTACTGCGTCTTGTCTTCTATCTTCCGTAATAGATTTTCATTATAAATCAGACCACTCGGTTTATATGTATCAATTGATTTATACTCTTTGCTCGGTTTAGGTTCAACCGAGATTTTCCCGCTACGATGAAACATTAATTCGTTCGGATCATCGCTCTCTGTGCTTTTATAATTTCCTTCGGTGTTTTGTTTGTCGACTTTATTCCCCGTGCCATCAATAATCACACCTGTTTTCTTCTTAATTTCGGCGCGGACATAGGATGGGCACCACGCCGCCCAGGAAATCAGTAAGAGGTTTGGATGTGTATATTTAACGGCAAACCCATTCTCTCTTAATTGGTCAATAATATATGCCGTGCAAGCACCATAATCATATCTTGGCACGCCAATAATAGTTTCCGGCATAACAAACCAGCAGAACTGTTCTTTAGTTTGTTGGCGCGAGACGGTTTTTATACGGGTATGAACACGATTTAAAATCTTGTTGTAGAGAGATACGGTTGTTAAATCCTGTTGTTTTTTGCGCTCGTATAAATCATCGAGGTTAATTTTCATTGAATCATTCGGTGAATCTGTTAGCGAAAAAATAGTTGTCATTATTTACATTTAGATAGAAAATATATATAAATGTAATTACTCATTGTTTATTAATTGCCGATGCCTATAAAACATTTAGTGTTTAGCGGAGGCGGACCGACTGGAATAATCACTTATGGTGCGGCAGCATTTTTAGCTAAAGCAGGATTTTGGCAATTGTCCGACATAAAAACCATCTATGGATGTTCCATTGGAGCATATATGGGCGTCGTATTATCCCTGGGATACGAATGGGATTGGTTAGATGATTATTTCGTTAAACGACCGTGGGATAAAGTTGCTGCCTCCGCTGCTGTAAGTTTGGTCGATGTATTAGAGAAAAAATGTTTATTCGGCGAGCAGTTCTTTGTCGATGCGATTTCGCCGCTCTTGAAAGCAAAAGATTTAAAGGATACTATTACTTTAAGCGAATTATACGATTTTAATCAAATCGAGGTTCATTTGGTTACGACGAATATTAATTCAGAAGTCTTACAGAAGGTCGATCTCTCTTACAAAACCCACCCAAACTTGTCTTTAATAACAGCATTAAGCATGACCATGGCATTTCCAATTATATTTCAACCAATTTTTAATGAGGGGTCTTGTTATATTGACGGTGGATTATTAAGTAATTTCCCACTAAATGATTGTATCGACCAAACTAATTGCGAAGTAGACGAGATATTAGCATTTAAAAATATTTGGAATATCCCAAATAATACTATTACGGAAAAGTCTTCAATGATTGACTTTATTCTGATGATTATGAAAAAAATGCAGGCAACGCTTGATGGCGAAAGACAGCAAAAAGAAATCAAAAATACCGTCCGTTGTTTAGTAAACGATTTAGACGATCTATCGAAATGGTTAGAATCGCTTAAAAATGAAGAATCACGCCAACAATTGCTCGAGAAGGGTCACCTACAAGCAACATTGTTCTTATCCAATCTAAAAACAGATTTATAAATATATAATGGAGAGATTATAGGATATATTTATAAATATTACAACGACGTTTTTACAAACTCCATTAAGTTTTCCTTTGATGGTTTCGCGTCATATTCAATCACCTTATTGCCGACGACCATTTTAATCGTTGGGAATCCCTTGACATCAAACTTTTCCGAAGTCGCCGTATCTTTATCACAATCGACTTCAATAAAATTGATCTTCGCGCCATTTACAAGGTTGTCGCCAATCTCGGATTTAAAGGCGTTCCAGATCGGTTTGGCGGTTTTACAATGCGGACACCAGGTCGTGTAGAAGAAATATAAATCGGCAGTCTTGGCAGTAGATTCGGAAAACTCATTGTTGGCGACATAATTCTTATTAAGGGTGGAACGGATATATCGCCTATATGTATATAAAGCGGCAGCAAGAAAGACAAGGATAATAAATACAACCAGTGCCGTTTGTCTATTTCCTAGTGCAGTGGCAATTTTTGATTTAATCTCGTCGATTTTCATATATATATTAATTAGAATAAATATATTGGCGAATAAAACGAATTACAATTAAAGACAATTACCTATAATGTAGTAACACATCGTAATGTTATTTAAAACTGGCACAGGTACTGGGACAGGCAATTATATTGAAATTGTCCGGCGCGATTATAAAGACGACCATTCATATTATCAAGCAATTCTAAAGATAAAAGCGCCAGCATTAGCAGCACCAGCATTAGCAGCACCAGCATTAGCAGCACAAGCATTAGCAGCACCATCAGAAAATAAACATGCTAAATAAATATATTTTACCTTTGTTTTGTTACAAACACGAATAAACGACGTATAATAGCAATATTAAAAGACCAGCACATAATCCATAACTAAGTATGATGTTATCTTTTAATTCTTCTGACGAGGTTTGTTTGGTATGTTTTGCGAGAGAGAGGCGACGCGTTTCGGTAAAATTACGAAATAATGCATATGCTAATAATAAAACTATAAACATTTTTCCTATAATCGCAACCCCAAAACTAATATTTAAAGGCGCGACCATAAAAATAAGGATACCGATTAGGGCAATACTTAACTGTATTTGCGTATTTTTAGTCTCTTCATAAAAACGATGAATCGGTTTAGACATTATACTATATAATATAATATTATACTATATAATATCAGCGTATTATATAGTAGAAAAAAATGAAAAATAATGTCACAAAAAAAAGACATACCACCAAAGGAGATACAACCAAAAGAGATACAACCAAAGGAGATACAACCAAAGGACATACCCGCGCCTTAACGAAAAAGAAGAAATACGTTTTTACCAAAAAGGAATACTATAGCGGCGACGGGATGTTGACAAATGTATGGGGTCCGAGTATGTGGCATTATTTGCATATCATGTCTTTTAATTACCCGGTTAATCCGTTGCCGGAAGATAAAAAACATTATCGCGACTTTATTATTTCTCTCCAACACGTTCTTCCGTGTAAATATTGTCGCCGAAATCTTACGAAAAACTTTAAGGTTTTGCCGCTAACAATGTCCGAAATGAAAGACCGCGAAAGTTTCTCGCGCTATATTTATAAATTACACGAACTCGTGAATAAACTGCTCGGTAAAAAGTCAGGGTTAACCTATTGTGATGTTCGCGAACGGTATGAACATTTTCGAGCGCGTTGTACTGCCGACAAACCAAAAATATTTGAACCAAAACCGTCCGATATTAATTTTAAGGATGATACTGCTGAAAAACCTGCGTCTGCGTCTGCCGTTGTTGTAAAAAAGAAAGATTCAGAAAAAGGATGCACGGAACCTTTATACGGAAAAAAATCTAAATGCATTATTAAAATCGTCCCCCAAGAAGAAAAATGCAAAACCTTACAAATTGATAAACAATGTATTAAACGCCGATTGTAAAATCATATATTATATTATATTATATAATACAATAATCATATAAAATCTCTCTACTAATTTTATATAATTCATTTTTGAGAACACATATTCACACATTAACATATTTGCACATTAACATATTTGCACATTAACATATTTGCACATTAACATATTTGCACATTAACATATTTGCACATTAACATATTTGCACATTAACATATTTGCACATTAACATATTTACATACCAAACTGCGCAAAACTGTTCAGGACGGGTCGCGGTAAATATTGGTTGCTATTATTGCCCGTTAACGAATTATAATTAGGAACTTTTTTACAATCAAACGCAGGTTCAGGGCACCGTTCGCAAGGTGGGCAGGGTGGGACGGGCGCGGATTGGGAACTACTGCAGTTGCTCTTGCTCTTGCTGCCCGAGGACGCTGGGCAAGAGGGGACCACCATCTGTGTTTTCAACATGTATAAATCTTCTTTGCCAGGGGGTATTTCGGAACTGGGGATTCCAGACGACGACGAAGATGACGAAGATAAGGCATTGTCTTTATACAAATCCTTTTCAATACCTTTATGTTCTTTCAGCATGCTGGCGAACTTGGCATCTACCGCCGCATCAATTTGTTTTTTCAGTGCATCCGCGCGTGCTTTGTCGATTGTTGATCTGGAAGAAGAGGAACTGCCTGTTGTCGAAGAGGGAGTACTCGTTGTATAAGTTATACCCATAATTTTATCTACCTGCCGCATAACCGCACTGTATGCGACCGCTACATCTAATATTTGAGGTTTAATTGTAATAAAAGCGTCGGGGGGCGTAAATTGACTAAACAATTTATCTTTTTCGCGGTTAAAAACGGAATTATAATAAATGTCGCCGTGGTATTTTTCCTTTCCGTGGTAGGCGACCAAAACATATAATATATCTCTTATTACATTTTGTGAAATAGTTGTCCCGGCAGGCAACGCAAATATATCATCGGATAATTTCTGCATTTTTTTAGTAAATATCTCAGTAAGAATTTGCAGATCGGCAATTTGTTTGGTCTGTTCAACGCTCATGCCCTCTAAACCTTCCTTTCTTGCGCCTAAACCTGCCACCACAATGACCACCGTTAATAAACCAAGGAGGATAAGTAATGTACTTGTTTTTAATTTGAAGGTGTTAAAGGATTTCCCGAGTTTCATTAGGGTATTGTATACTATACTCTCTGAAAAAAATATTAAATAAAAATTGAAACTAAGCGAAAGAATAAACATAGAGACAACCCCTCAATTAAATTAAAATGGCGAAAACTATGTTAAAAACGAGTTATTGTATTGCGAATGCTAATTCTGATGCTAACGCTAATGCTAACGCTAACGCTAATGCTAACGCTAATGCTAACGCTATTGCCGATAACGAAACAGTATATGAAATCGGAATAGACGAAGCAGGACGAGGACCAATGCTGGGACGGGTCTATGCCGCTGCCGTTATTCTGCCGCGTGATACGGCAATCTTTAAACACGAATTGATGAAAGACAGCAAGAAGTTCCATTCAGAAAAGAAAATCAAAGAGGTGGCGGCATATATTAAAGAACACGCAATCGCCTGGGCAGTCGGTTATTCATCAGAGGAAACGATTGATAAAATTAATATCCGTAATGCGACGCACAAGGCAATGCACGACGCTATTCGGGAGATTATGCACAAGCAAGCAGAGCAGCAAGAGCAGCAAGAGCAAGCAGAGAATGACGATGACGCTTTCTTATATAACGCAAAAAATACCTTATTACTAGTCGATGGGAATGATTTTACGCCCTTTATGTGTAGCGATAGCGATAGCGATGATGTAACAAATGAGAATAAGGTGCCGTACGTATGCATTGAAGGCGGCGATAATGCCTATTCATGTATTGCTGCTGCCTCGATTCTGGCAAAAGTATCACGTGATGCATATATTACCGAGTTATGTGCAACACATCCAGAGTTGAAACTGGATGAACGCTATGGCATTTTAAAGAATAAAGGGTACGGCACGAAAATACATATGGACGGGATTAAAAAATATGGAATTAGTCCTTTCCATCGCAAAAGTTTTGGGATTTGTCGCGAGTTTGCGCATTAGCATTATATTGTATACATTATACTTTATAATTATACAACACCATAGACCTTTAATGTATTGCTTATAATAAAATGCACCACGTCAACATTGACTGCATTCCCAAATTGTTTATAGGCGATATGATCATTTTCATGGAGAATAAAGTTATCCGGGAAAGACTGTAAACGCGCACATTCACGTGGCGTTATATATCTTTTTTCTTTGGCGTAAATTGGCGTCTGCACAATCGCCACCAAGGTCGGAAAATACTCGCCTTTTTTAACACGAATACCGGACTGTCTTAATTGGATAAAATGATTAAAGATACTATCATTTTCTTTCTTCTTCCCCGCCTGCCATTCCAGTTTACCGTATATTTCTTTTTTCGCTAAAAGCGGTTGATGGGCAGTGAACCATTTGTCCCATTTTTCTCTATATTTATTATAAATCGGTTTGTTTTTTATAATATAGTCTTGTTTCCATGCAGGTAAGAGCGCGAAATCCGCCGGTGAATAGAACTTGTTAAACTCATTGCACATGATCGTCGGACTGAGATTCTCGCCGACATCGAATTGTTGGATCATTTCATCCCAGACCGTCAATATTTCTTCATCTTGCGGTGATATTCTATATTTGGCAGTAACAGTTGGATTCTTTTCGAAAATACGATCGAGGGCAATTGGTATAGCGGGTAACGGAAAATCCAACGATTTGCTCTTATCATAGAGATCGTTGCGGATACAAATAAATACAACTCGTTCGCGTTGTTGCGGCACACCCAATTGGTGTGGACTTAATTCTAAAGTGGTCACATGATACCCCGTTTCGTTAATTCTGCTGATAATATGTTCAAATACTTTTCCGTCGTCGATCTTTTTAATATGTTTCACGTTTTCTAAAAACATAAATGACGGTTTTTGCCGCGCGGCGATACTTAATATATATTCAAACAGTTTGCCGCGTTTATCTTCTAACCCTTTCTTTTTGCCGGAATTACTGAAACTCTGGCACGGAAATCCGCCGCATAAAATATCAAATGGTGGGAGCGTAGTAATATCAACTTTACTGATATCGCCTTCGGGTTTCAGGTGATAATTTTGCTCATAGGTTTTTCGGCATTTTTCGTCGATATCGCAGGCAAACACGCATTTTGAACTCGGATTTAAGCGGTTCATTGCTTGATGAAACCCGCCGATGCCGCAGAATAAATCAATGAAACGAATATTGTGGGGATCAATTATTGTAAGCGCCTCCTGCATTTCTATGGGCATTTGTATAGGCGCATGCACAATTGGCGTTGGCAATTCATTCGCATTGGCATTAGCATTGGCATTAGCATTGGCATTAGCATTTTGGATTAATTCAATTAATTGGGGTTTGGTCTTTGACGCGCATTTTGTGATATTTAATTCTTGGCAGCGGAGTAATAATTGTGCTTTGGAGTGTTTCGTTAAATCTGCAGGCATGCTCATGCTGACGCTTGCTGTACTGTCCTCTTTATTTATCGGCGTCAATTCATTCAATTTTATATTTATATTATAATTCAAACCGGACGATGATTTATTGGTCATTATTATAATATAAATAGGTAGGGTTGCATTTAAGTCTTTGCATCTAATTCTTTGCATTACACATTTTGTTACTTTCGACGTTTGGTTAGACGTTTCTTTTTCGGTGGCGGCAAGGGTTGATCGTCAGTCTCATTATCACTGCTTTCGCTGTCGCTCTCTTCGCCGCTACTACTACTATCTTCGACGATACGGTTGTTATCGCCAATATTAATACTGATTTTAATGTGTTTGGGTTTCTTGCGCGTTAGACGTTTTTTCGCTGGACTGACAGCGCCCCCGTATTGCCCGCCGCCGGGTGCAGGTGCAGGTGGTGCAGGTGGTGCAGGTGCATTTGGTGCAGGTGGTGCTGCTTTTTCTGGTGACGCTGCTGTTGCAGGTGGTGCTGCAGGCGTTGATGCTGTTGCTGGTGGTGCTGCTGTTGCTGGTGGTGCTGCTGCCGCTGGGTCTACTGGCGTTGTTTGTGCTGCTGCTGCTCCTTCTTTCGGCGCTTCTTTTGCGTCTACTGTCGCTGCTGCTGCTCCTTCTTTCGGCGCTGCCCCTTCTTTCGGCGCTTCTTTTGCGTCTACTCCTGGTGCCGCTGGGTCTACTGGCGCTGGTGCCGCTGCTGGTGTGTCTCCTGCCGGCGCTGCCGCTGCTGCTGGTTCTGCTTTTTTCCCTTCTTTTACTTCCTTGTACGCCGCCCCTTTTTCTTCATATGCATTTTTTTCGGCGTTATCCGTGATGGGTTGATCTACATTATATTCGACAATTGTATGGATTAAGTGTATAAATACCTTTTTTATTAAAGGACCTGGTGCTCCTGGCGGGGGCGCGCCTGGTGCTGCTGGTGCGGGTGGTTCTCCTGGCGCTCCTGCTGGTGGTGCTCCTGGCGCTGGTGGTGTAGTTGGTGCTCCTGGCGCTTTTGGTGCTTCTGCCGGTGGTGTAGTTGGTGCGTCTGCCGGTGGTGGTGTAGTTGGTGCTGGTGTAGTTGGTGGTGTAGTTGGTGCTGGGTTTGGTGTATCATCTCCGCCGTTTGTAACTGCCGGAATTGGTGGTTTTGCATCTGCTGCATTTGCCGGTTTTGGTCCTGCATCTGCTGCATCTGCTGGCGTTTTTGGTACTGCATCTGGTGCCGGATTTTGTCCTGCAACTTCCGGTTTTGCCGCATCTGGTCCTGCATTTGGTGCCGCTCCTTCTTCCCCGTCGTCCAGTTCTCCTGCTTCTTCTCCTTCATCTACTAACGCGGCATTGACACTCGAAATATTTTTTTCAATAAATGTCGACCATTCATAAAAATCGTCAAAAAAGTTTGTTACGAGTTTTTGTCGCTCCTCTACGGTTTTTATGTGCCATTTTTTTCGCGCTAATCTTTGATTGGTTTTGTCTGCGTTAATTTCATTTTTTGCCGCTTTTTCTGCTTTTGTTATTGCTGCCTTTACTTCTTTTTGTTCTGCTTTCTTTTCTGCTTTCTCCATCTTTTTCTCTCCTTTTGCTTGCGCTTTTTCTTGCTTCTTCGCTGCCTTTTCTTGTGTTTTTTGTGCCTTTGCTGCCACTTCTTCTGGCGTTTTAGCACCACCCGTTTGTGTTGCTGCCGGCAATGGCGCTTCTTCTTCTTCTTCTTCTTCTTCTTCGCTTTCTTCTTCTTCACTTTCAGATGCTGTTTCTGGTTCACTTTCTTCTTCTTCACTTTCCGGTTCACTTTCTTCTTCTTCTTCACTTTCAGATGCTGTTTCTTCTTCTTCTGTCTCAGATGCTGTTTCTGGTTCACTTTCTTCTTCTTCTTCACTTTCTTCTTCTTCTTCACTTTCTTCTTCACTTTCAGATGCTGTTTCTGGTTCACTTTCTTCTTCTTCTTCTTCTTCTTCACTTTCTTCTTCTTCTTCTTCTTCTTTTTCAGGTTCGTTTTCTTCTTTATTTGTATCTGTATTCGTAACCGTATCTGTATTCGTAACCGTATCATTATCATTCGCTGTCGTGGTTGTAATAGTCGTTGTTTCGGTTGGTGTGGTTTTTGTCGTGGTGGTCGTCGTGTTAATCGCGCCCCCGCTTTGCCTGCCCCCGCTTTGCCTGCCATTGCCACCGCTTTGCCTGCCACCGCCCCCAGACGGATATTTGTTTTTAAGAAACTTTTTCATTTTCATTTTCGGATCAATTGCTTCAGTTATCTCTGTCAACATTTGTTTTCTATGTGGTTCTAACCCTTTATACTTTGTTGTCCATTTCTCGATACTTGGCGTAATTACTTCGGGCGTTGGCGGGGTTGGTCCGGTTTTTACATTCGTTAAATATTCTTTATCTATATATTCCCGCAAATATTGATTTATAGGATCGGCAGGATCGAGTGGCACCCCGAATTTTTCTGTAAAAATTGCAAGCAATGCCGCTTGATTTTCGGTATAATTGGTATTTTTAACCGCATTTATATTTGTTATCGACAGAACTTTTGCCTCGCCTGCGGCAGGGTCACCTGGTTTGCCGTCGCCTGTCTTTGATTTTGCGCCTGTTGGATCATTCGTTTCTTTCGATGGTTTGCTTGGTTGAACACCCATACTACTATTATACTATGTTTATACTATTTTTATATATTCTATTGCCCATTTTCTTAAATAAAAAATTGAATATAAAAAACTTTTTATTTAAAAAGAAAACAACGTTGATTTAATAATACCGCCTTCGCAAGATGAAGGTTCTTGTCTTTGATACTGAAACAACTGGTCTTCCGCTTAGTTATAATGCCGCATTGACTGATTCTGCTAAATGGCCGCATATTGTTCAATTAAGTTTCCTCTTGTATGATACAGAGGAAAAACTCGTTTTAGATTATAGCGATTATATTATCCAGATCCCGCCAGAAGTCGTCATTTCACCTGAAAGTATTGCTATACACCAAATAACGCCTGAACGATGTAAGTATGAAGGCATTCCGCTCCGACAAGCATTGAATGCCTTTGAAAAGAATTTGGCAGACGCCGATCTAATTGTCGGACATAATCTCCTCTTTGATAAACGAATGCTTATGGTTGAACTCCTTCGCCACAATATGAAAAATTTCTTGTATAAAGACGGCAGTCGGTTCCCGGAATATTGCACGATGAAAAGCACAACCGAATTATGCGCGTTGCCTGCTTACAATAACAAAACCGGGTACAAGTATCCGAAATTAACTGAACTACATGAACATTTATTCCACTCAACGCCGAAAGGGGTCCATAACGCGATGGTCGATGTTTTGGTTTGCCTCCGCTGTTATGTCTTCCATGTCCACAAGTATGATATTGCTACCGACCCTTCCGTACAAGAAACACTGCGCGGGTTATACGCGAGTTATTGCCAGTGTCTTTGAAAATGCTGTATGTGAATATGCTTTGCTCTTTGCAAATGCTGTCTACGAATATGCCATGCTCTTTAAAAATAAAATAAAAATAAAAAATATTTTTTATTTTTATATATACTATTTTTATTTGATTTTTATTTGATTTTTATTTTATTTTATTATTGCCACGGGCGAGAATTAAAGGCGGCATTATCGAAAATGGTCCAATAATTACTGCTATTGTCACACAATTGCCAATTTTCTTTACGAAAGTCAGCAATTGCATCTAACAATTTGTTCCGCGAAATGTAGCGTTCTTTCATCAAATCTTTCGTAAACTCATTAAAGGCGATCTTAATATTATTCGGCAGGATGTTAAATATTTCGGTCAGTTTCGTTGCGTATTTTTCATTAAACGTATCTTTAAGATACGCGCGGTAGGGGAGCAGTTCTGGAAGATGAGCAGCAGGGACAGCATCGGCAGGAGCAGCATGGACGGCATTGGCAGCATGGGCATTGGCATTGGCAGTAACATCATAAGATTTGGTAGTACCGAAAAAGTTCATTTTATATTATATTGCTGTAGGTTATCTTATATAAGTAAACAATTTCTAAATCAATTTTTTTACAAATTATCCTGAACACATGTCACAAGCGTCGTTATTGTCGTCGGCATTTAATAGTGCTGCTTGTGCTGGCGCTTGTACTGCTTGCGCTTGTCCTTGTGCTGCTGACGCTTGTGCCGACGCCTGTTCTGTCGGTGATGTCGGCGTCGGCACGCCATTATTGTTATTCTTCGGCACAATTGTAAACTGCTGTGCTTGGTGTTTCGCTTTCCGCCGTAGATAGTAAATACCTGTTTTCAACCCTTTTTGCCAAGAATAGAAATGCATCGCGGTCAACTTTTTATAATCGGGTTCTTCAACCCATAGGTTCAGACTTTGGGATTGGCAAATATACGGTCCCCGGTCTGCCGCCATATCGATCAGTTGTTTCATCGGGATTTCCCATACGGTCTTGTATTTTTCCTTCAAATGGTCAGAAATGCCGGTCAATTGCTGAATACTGCCTTTATTCAGAATAATATTATCTTTAATATCCGCATTCCATAATCCCAGTGCACTCAATTCCGCCATTAAATATTTATTCGGCAAGACAAACTCGCCTGCATTCGTGCGGCGCGAATACAAGTTACTCGTAAAGGGTTCGAAGCATTCATTATTGCCTAAAATCTGTGAGGTCGAAGCGGTTGGCATGGGTGCCACCAAGAGCGAGTTTCGCAACCCGTACTGCTGGATCTGCGCTTTAAGACCATCCCAGTCATATCGGTTACTATCCGGCGTGACATCCCACATATCAAATTGTAAAATGCCTTTTGCCGCCGGACTATCGCTAAAAGAACTATAGGCGCCCATCTGGTCACCATGCAGATAGTATAATTCCGCGGGTAGGGGCGAGAGTTCATGTACCAGCGGATCATTCAGTGCCATCGTCGTGTATTCTTGCGAAATCGATTTTGCTTTTGAAAAACGATCTAAATGGGCAACACTGACATTCAAAAACAAATCATTCTGTTGTGTGGCAAGACACTGCATCCCCTCCGCCCGTTCTTTTGCCAGTTCCATTGATTTTTCCAAGGACGCATGATAAATCGTTTCAAAAATGAGTTTATTCACTTCCCGTGCGCTCTCACTTGTAAATGCCATATCCATTAGTACAAAGACATCAGCGAGTCCTTGTATCCCGATCCCGACTGGACGATGTAATAAATTACTGATTTTGGTTTTCTCGGTCGGATAAAAGTTGACATCGATGATTTTATTTAAATTATTCGTAATCACTTTCACGACTTCGTGGAGTTTGGCATAATCAAAGGTTTTATCAGGCAAAACAAATTTAGGTAACCCAATGCTCGCCAGATTACAGACAGCAGTCTGCTCGTGATCGCTATATTCGATAATTTCTGTGCACAAATTGCTGGATTTAATGACGCCCAAGTTCTGCTGGTTACTTTTCGCATTCGCCGCGTCTTTATACAGTAAATAAGGCGTGCCGGTTTCCATTTGACTATCGAGGATTTTATACCATAATGCACGCGCTTTGACTGTGCGGGTTGCTTTCCCCTCCAACCGATATTTTTCGTATAAGGTCGTAAACCCCGCCCCATAACAATCCGCCAAACCCGGGCATTTATAAGGGCAGAATAAACACCAATCCTCGTCGGACTTTACTTTCTCCATAAATAAATCAGGAATCCATAAGGCATAGAATAAATCACGCGCCCGCATTTCTTCGTCGCCGTGGTTTTTTTTCATTTCGAGAAAGTCTTCAATATCCGCGTGCCAAGGTTCGAGATAAATGGCGAAGGAACCATTGCGCTTGCCACCCCCTTGGTCGACATATCGCGCGGTCATGTTAAATACGCGTAGCATCGGTACAATCCCGTTACTCGTGCCGTTCGTGCCGTTAATATGCGTGCCGGTGGCGCGGACGTTATGAATATGTAGACCAATACCGCCTGCCCATTTGGAGATTTTCGCACAATCGTTCAAAGTTTTATAAATACCGTCAATACTGTCTTCCTCCATTCCTAATAAGTAGCACGAACTCAGTTGTGGGCGAGGTGTGCCGGCGTTAAAAAGCGTCGGCGTGGCATGCGTAAAATATTTCTGTGATAAAAGATCATAGGTTTCCTTTACTCGCTCTAAATCATTCGCATGAATGCCGATCGCCACTCGCAACCACATGTGTTGTGGACGCTCAATGATCTTTTTACCAACCCGCATGAGATAGGCGCGTTCCAGAGTTTTAAAACCAAAATAATCAAACAAATAGTCCCGCGAATAATCTAACATTTCTTGAAACTCGTTTTTGTAGATGGTAATTAAGCACCATATGTTTCCGTCCAGCAAGGGTTTATGATTGCCATTTTCGTCGCGAAACTCATAGAGACATTGCATCGCCTCCGCAAACGAGGTTGTCGTGTTCTTATGGTTATTAGACACGATAATACGACTGGCAAGAGTTCCGTAGTCCAGGTGTTTCGTGCCCAAGGACGCACAATGCTCCGCCGTCAATTCATCAATAACATGGGTGGGGATATTATCGTAGAGTTGGTCGATAATTTTCATTACAAGTTGAGTATAATTAACCACCAGTTTTGGTTCCGATTCGGTGCCGAGACATTTGACACGCTTTAGTATTTTATCAAAAGATAACACTTCGATGCTGCCATTACGTTTGATAACATGCATTTCGGCATCTTCGTTCGCCATTTTCCGATTTACCTATATAGTAATAGTAAAGACAGTTTAAATTGTTTATCTTATTATAAATATGGTATTTATTATGCCATATAATATGTCATTTAAGCGTATAAATTATTATATATATATATAAAATGACCTTAACTGCGATTATGAAAAAATTTGGTGATATGTTGGAAAACCTGAATGCAAATTTTATTATGGGGTTTCTGGTCATTGCTTTCATCTACATTGCAATGGTCGTTTATAATAGTTTTATCAATAAGAGTTCTCCTACCTTGATGCCTAATAAACGGCAAACAACACAAAAACCCGCGGATGATAAAAATGTCGCCGATGATCTCGCGTATGAGAGACTTGTCCGTGATCCAGAAGTCTTTGTTAAACCTGGCGCCATATCTTTAGGCGAAGACGCCATGTATTTGCCATCGAATGGAACCGATCTTTACAATTATAAAGAGTTATCAATATCCGACAATGACTCCGCTGCCATTATTAAAGATGAACTCTATACCAATGATGCGCCCTTATTTAATACAACGGGCGGAGGCGCCGGCAGCGCATTAATTGCGCCCAAACTAAATGCCACCCAACGACGGGTCAACTTTTATGACATGTAAATAGTTATTGTCGCTGCTACTTGCTGCGTCTGCCATGCTACTTGCGTTTGCCGTATCAATCGTTATAAAACATTTCTGATTACTGACAATCTCGTGTGTGTTTTCAAAGACTTTCCTTACTCTTGTCGTATTCTTTTTCGGACCGCGGTGTTCATATCCCGTCACTTTTTCGCGTTCAATCGTCGCCCATAAATCGCGTAAAATCGGTTCCGCCTTCGCAAACCACGCCTTATTGCGTAATACTAAAACGCAACTTAATTCGTCTAACTTCCAGTAAATAGTTTTACTCCAATTTAGATCTGGATTTTCCTCCATGACGCGGTCCTGCCATGCTTGAATATCCGCCATATTTTCGCCTAAATCTAAATCTGCATATTTGTATACGGGTTGCCCATCTTTCATAAAGAGCATAATAACGCCGCGCTGGCAATCGCTCTCGGTCAACACATCCGCCATGAATGCATCGGCATCGGCATATTCAGTAAATCGCGTTTCGAGAAAATCGCATTCATTTAAATCGCAGACCTCCATTTGCACCTGCATTTGAATCCAGTATTCCATTTTTGGTATCCCGGTAATCTCCCTGTTCACGATATTCTTCACTTCTAACATTCTGCCATAGCGCGGCGAGGTATTTATTGTATTTATTCCATCGGGTGATGCTGCCAAAAATCCAAGCGTTCTATGGGGGAGGCAACCAAAATCACTCACTTTGGTCGAGTATTTCTTTTCGTAAATCGTAATGGAGAGAGGTTCATACTTGTGCCCCCAGTGCATCGGCGAATCTAAACAGACCGCGTTATATTTTTCCACATTTAATGGTTTGCATTTATCGAAAATAAGTTGGTTTTTGGTGCTTTCGCTAATAAACGCTTTCCAGATACTGCTTGCGGTTAAATACCGATAACGAAACTCATACCAGGCGCGTGTACGTTGATCGGGTTGCGGGATATTTGTCAAATATGTGAGTTTATCACACATTTTCGCAATGTTGGGTTTTACGCGAATAAATGTATTACCGGATGAGCGCGGCGGCGATATGTAACGGTAATATATCTGAAGACCTTCTTTCACGACAGTTTCGATTATAGCATACATTTGCGTATGGTCCTTATTGTCTTTATTTATGGCGGCAACCGATGCAACTAGTAAAGTCGTCACATCGGCAATAAGATTTGGTTCAAAGTTCGGTTGAATATATTGTATAATGTCTTTTCGAATTAATGCGTTAATTAATATACACGCCGATTCCAAGAGATCAATATTGGCGGGCGCGGCAATTATTTCATCGTAATTATATATAACACTCATTGCATTAAGACTCATTCTGCTAAGTTGGTTTGATATAAAATTGTTATTAATATTTATATCAATTTTATATATAGCATTATTCTTTATAGTATCATTCTTTATAGTATCATTCTTTATAGTATCATTCTATAATATCCACATGCTTTTTGCCTTTCCCTAACGATTTTAAGGTCGAAACGCGTTTTTCGGTGCGTTTTAAGGTAAACTTGCGATTTAAATTATTAAAATGCAAGGTCGGGATACAGATGATTTTTCCTGTTACTTTATCACATGTCACGTCTTTTACATGTTGTAACTTCTTCTTGTCGATACTTTCAACCAGATATTTTTTCAAATCCGCAACTTCTTGCGTTGATAATTTATGATGCGCCAATACAATGGTCTCAACATAATTATTCAGCATTTTAATTTTTTCAGTTTTGTCGCGTTTATTCCAAGATTCGGATTTATTAAGTTTGGATTCCTTTTCTAAGAAACTGTTTACATTATTGATTTTCAAGGTTTCTTGGAGACTATTATTGTTATTCGTAAATACACCTTTATATTTGAGAGACATGTCGGGCGTTGTTTCCTCGCATGATAATACTGCATCAGAAATATCCGAATTTACAATTTCATTCTGTTCCTCAACGATCATGTCCATCTCCATTACTATTATTTAATATATAATATAGCGGCATAAGTTTAACTTGTTTTAGATAAAGATATAATGATATAAAGAGATTAGTCTACAATGAGGTAGTCATCTTCAACTCGGGAATATCAAGAGTAGATATAATTGCTTCTGCGGTTGCTGTTGCTGTTGATGTTGCTTCTGCTGTTGCTGTTGCTGTGCTTGCGATTGTAACAGGTGAAATAAACTTATTATAATATAACCCTAAGAAAAATAATAGAGAGGCACTCATTACAAAAATTGTTATTAACATACGATTTTTATTATTAGGTTCCATATTACAGATCATTATCAATGGGTCACATATATTAAAAGTATCATTGCACAAACGGGTTTCAACCATGCTTATGACACATCCCCGAAAAAAAAATAATGATATTATTGTGAGGGTACCAAGTACCCCGGCGAGGGATGCTATAAATTGTGAACAATAACACAACATTACAAACAATAAAACAGGGAGAAACACATGAATGAACCGGATTATATACCCAACATTTTTAGAGGAAAAATTAAAGAAATCACAGAACCTAATAATCGGGTTTGTTAAATAATTAATATATTGTTCTTTCTGCTGTTTATCAAAAGGTTGCATTTGCCAATTTACATATTCATACATTATTAAATGCATTTTTAAACCTAAAAAATAATAGGACTATAAGTATAAGGTCTACGCTACATATATATGCAGAGTGATAATATTAATAAAAGTTTGCGTGCCATAAGTATAAGAGCAATAAATATAACTGGAAAACACAATATAGATAAAATAAATGAAATTGGCAATGATACCTATCAGTCGACGCGAAAACATATGAATGATATCGAAGAAACTGCCTTGCGCCATCCATCCCAACTGGATAACTTAAAAAAATTGTATATGGAATGCGACTTTTCTTTAAAATCTCTCTTCCTAAAAGAAATAGAACATAAAATACAAGGTTATAAAGGACAAGATATTAAAAAAGAGATCAGTGACCTAACAACGTTAATTAATTTGGCAGAGGTCATTGAAAAACTCGTCTCTATAAAGTTGCGTTGTTGTTACTGTTCGCAACCGGTTTTTATTCTCTATAAAAATGTGCGTGATCCTGCGCAATGGACGCTCGATCGCATTGATAATGATATTGGTCATACAAATGCAAACACATGTATCTCGTGTTTAAAATGCAATTTACAACGTAGGGTAATGTCTGCCGATAAGTTTACCTTTACGAAAAAATTAAAAATTAAAAAAAATGAGGAAACGGGGTAAAATAGTATTATAGGCGTATTATAACACCATTTATGGAAGAATATGTCTGGCGAAAAGGCAATGAAAAATGCGAGCGCTCCACGCGCAATGACAAACCTCCGCCGCCCGTAGAGCATAGCAATGACGCGGACATTTTGCCTATCAATACTTCCGAATACCATCGTAAATTAACTAATAATCGCGAGAGTTCAAGTTTAAAATTAAGTGAACGACATTTGATTGGTCAAACAACATATAATCCATTTATGACGTCCAATAATTATGTCAAAGACATTGATGTGCAAATGAGTTTTCTGATGCCGCAAAAAGGTTAAAGTTTAAGTTTAGGGTATATATATAAATAACATTAGCATAAATAACAGTTTAAATGTATTTCGCTATTCTAACTTAAATGAATCAAGTCTATTCCTCGCAGAATACCCTATTATTAAATAATTTGATGTCTTACTACAAAGATCAGGATAATTTAAATCGAATGCTTTCTATTATAAATGGTAATGTGAATATATCCTTACGAATTGTCGACTGGTTTACAACGAATTATGCCAAGAAATATTACACCGTGTATGATTTACCTAATGGCAATCGGTTCAAGGTTTATATTGATTACAAACTGAAACTCCGAGCATACTCGAAGCGGCGTTTTGATCCTTTTTGTCGGTGGGAACGTATTAGTATTCCGTATAAAGATAATACGCATGTGCAAACCACCATCGGACAACTTAACTTTTTTAAATGGGCATTTGAAAATGACGTTATTAGTTATATTGAGAAACATTATTCGGCAATTGAAAAAGATATGAATTGTCGCAGCAGCACATCGAAACGCAAGGTGCCGACCTCGCAAAAAACTCGGAAAAAGCGCGAAGAACTATCCGTTTCCGCATCGAAAACTATTAAGAACGAAGAGGTCGAAATCGTAATTAAGTTTGACTAATATTTTTATAAGAAATACAAACAATTATGTTAACATTTAAAAATAATCATTTTAACATAAGTTAATGGGGAATACTATAATGATTCCGCGAAATATTAATTTCGAAGATATGCAAATTGCCATAAATGAACAAAATAAAGGCGCCGGCAACATGCATGCACACGCACATATTCAGGCACATGACACTGCGTATGCGAATAAATCATGTATTATAATTAATACACTAGAACCGCATAATCAACATTGTCTAATTTCCGGCACTTTAAATATTAATAGCGAAGTCGAAATGATTAATGTCTTTTTAAAAAAGAATAAGAATATATGTGTTATCATTTATGGGGTTAATGCGGCAGATTCAACCACTCTTAAAAAGTACGAACAACTGGTTAAACTTGGATTTTATAATACACACATTTATGCGGGCGGGTTGTTTGAGTGGTTACTATTACAAGATGTCTACGGTATGGATTTATTCCCCACCACGTCTAAAGTTGTAGACATTCTAAAATACAAGGGACGGCAATATATGAATGTGAAAATGCTCGAATAAATAATATATTGAAATGCATCAACAATGTATATGATCAACAAGGTCAAGTTATATGATCAACAAGTTATATCAAACTTGTCGATTAAAACCTCTCTGGCGATTTTTTTAATAATTTTATCTTCGTTTTCTTCAATATCATGCGACCCACCGCCTGCACCCATTACTTGCGTTATTAATTTCATGTATATATCATTATAATGCGATTCGCTTTTTTTGCTCTCGGGGTACGTCTCGCTCCATTCTTTCAATAAGTTCATGTTTTTGTGTGATACTTGTTTAATTGCCTTCCGCATCCGCTCATTACGGGCATTTTCTTTCTCCCAATTATCTTCATCCTTAACATACAAGGTCTCGCGTTTGGCATCGCTACAATGCATCGGACGTTTATGAATATCCATATCTTTTAATTTGTTTACCATTAATTTGGTAATCCCTTCGACATACCCGAGTTTGCCTACGCTTTCCAGATCAGTTAATTGCAAATCGAATGTATTTATAAAATCGCTAATATTCATCGCGTCTTTGCAGGTTTCGTTCAAGAAAAATTGTAAATTAAAGGTTTTATTATTGCTATTTGAATAAGTCGTATTGATTGTATTATTGCCTACATTGTTTTTACATACATCTACGAGTTGTTTTTGTAAATCGCCATTACTTTTAACTAATTCTAAGATAACATTCTTAAAATCGCTATTTTCTTTTATAAGAATATTAATAATATGTTTGTCTTCAATGGTATTATTATCTTTACTTGGCACTGGCGCTGCCGTGCATTGCTTTGTATGTTTCCATAAACCTACGCGGGATTTATATTGTTTATTACAATTTTCACAACAAAAAGGGGACAACCCGGTTCTAATATTGTTAACGGGTGTTAACATTTGATGCTTCAGTGTGGCGAGATGTCTTTTCCAATAACTTTGTTTACTACAAGCAAAGTCACATTTTTCGCAAATAAAATCGCCAGTTTTTTTTGGCGGTTTTTGTGTTAACATTTGTCTAATATTTGTTAACACAAAAAGTTCCTAAATTGTTTCAAAACATATATAAAACGTAATAATGCCGCGAAAATATTTATTTATTACCATACATGGTCTTGCCATTTCATTGTGGGGAAAAATCTGTTCTATAATGTTAACTGATGTTAACAAAATGATTTCAGTGCGGATTGCTGACTGCGGTGCGAATAAAATCGCCTACATAGTTCGTCTCGCGTTTACGTCCGAAAATAATCGGACCTTTTTGGTGTGTGTTTTTGTTAACAAGTGTTAACACCCAAGGATCCAAAAATATTTTCCAAAAAAAATCGAAAAAGTTTGTCATAACAACCTGAAAAAATGCAAAATAAAAAGGAGAGCATAATGGTCACAATCACTTTTTTACTGTTTTTTTCAGGTTTTATAATCGGTTTTGCCAAAATGGACAAAAATAAATGTCCAAAACGCCAAAACCAAAAAACTTTTGGCGAAAAAAAATCATCATTTTTTATTATAGAAATATTATCATAGAAATAATTAAAAATATTGAAAAATAATTAAAAAGAATAATTAATTAATTTATTACCATCCATGGTCTAACTTTTTATAAATTGGGATAAACCCGTTCTATGATGTTAACTGATGTTAACAAAACGTTTTCAGTGCGGTTTGCATTGGTCGCTTGGTATAATATTGTCTAGATACACCGTAACGCATTTTATTACGGAAATATTTGGACCTTTTTGGTGTGTGTTTTTGTTAACACCAGTTAACACCCAAGGATCCAAAAATATTTTCTAAAAAAAATCGAAAAAGTTTGTCATAACAAACGGTTTTTTCTTAAAATAAAAAGGAGAGCATAATGGTCACAATCACTTTTTTACTGTTTTTTTCAGGTTTTTTATTCGGTTTTGCCAAAATGGACATTTATAAATGTCCAAAACGCCAAAACCAAAAAACTTTTGCCGAAAAAAATCATCATTTTTATAAAAATATATATTATATAAAAATAAAAATGTATCAAATAAATGTTTTTGATGATGGCAATTCTCAATATACTATGTATGTAAATAACTGGATATTATGCAGTCCGCTCTTTTGTTTGCCGGCGGGAAAGGTATGTTTGCAAAATGTCGACGATGAAAGTATTATTATTGAAAGCATCTCGTGCTGGAAGGTTACGAAAATATTGTGAAACATTATTATAATTATAATTATTATATTATTTCGCTAATATAATAATGCCAAAAACTAAAAGAAACAAAATAACTAAAAGAAACACGTTGCAGAGCAGAAAGAACCGCCGGAGTGATATGCATTATTCGAAACCAACGCGCTATAATACATTTGTGATTCCGCCGGAAGATAAAGCGATTACTGCCATAATTGATACAAAAGCAATAAAACATAATATCCAATATTTAAGAAACAAGACCAAAACCGACATTATGCCGGTCTTAAAAGCGGATGCGTATGGTTATGGATTAACTGAAATGGCAAAAACTGTGCGAAAGATCGGTGTAAAATATATTGGCGTCGCAACCTTAGGGGAGGCGATTCTATTAAGAGAAAGCGGCGATAAAGGGCGTATTTTAGCGTGGTTATATGATATAGAAAGTTCGGACTTTAAAGATGCATTGCATATGGATATTGATATCGCCATATGCGACGAAACGATTATCCCGCAGTTTATTAAAATGATACCACCCGGAAAGAAAATTAAAATAACTATGTTTGTTGACACAGGAATTAACCGTGCAGGCATACCATATAATAAAGCGCTGCCGGCATTTATTGCGGTAAGTCAGTGCGACAAAATGGAATTGGTTGGTATGATGTCGCATTTAGTATGTGCGCAAATAAAAAATAGTCCGATCGTAAATGAACAAATACGAAAATTTCGTGCATTGCGCCAAGAGTTGGCAGACATAAATATCCGACCGCCGCTCGTTCATATTGCCAACACCAATGCCTGTTTAAATTATGACGTGTCAGACTTTACTTTGTCGCGTGCTGGCGGCGGCACCTATGGCATGCCCGGCAATCACGCAAATAAAAACTTGCAACTTGCGATGACGATTAACTCGTATATTATTCAATTAAAAGATATTGACAAAGGACAAGGAATTGGTTATGATTGGAAATACACAACGCCCCGAAAAATGCGCGTGGCAGTTGTACCAATTGGTTATGCTGATCTTATCCCGCGGGCAGCATCTTTAAAATTATATGTATATATTAACGGCACGAAACGAAAAGTGTTGGGTTTGATCAGTATGGATCAAATTATTGTAGAAGCAAAAAATACAGACAACGTGAATGATGTTGTTTGTATTTATGGGAATGGAAAAAATTGTCCGCAGACAATCTATGATGTCGCCAAGGTCGGTAATTCAACTGCATATGAAGTTGCTTGTCGCACAGGTTATCGGGTTAATCGCAAATATATATAATTATATACTATAACTTATATACTATAACTTCGAATTAGACCACTAACAATTTCCACCCAATCTTTCAGTTTTGTTTCTTCGCGTTTTATATCCGTGTTGGCGTCTAAGACCAAGACATTGGTATCATATGCCGCCGCCTTGGCGTTTAACCACGTTTCGTGATACTTGTGGCAATTTTCAAGATATTCCAGCGGGATTTCCTCACCTTGTCTGCTGCGTTTAAGAACACGTTGGAGACATATATCGGGGTCTGCGCGAACATAGACAATATCTATCGGCGGAAGATCATGTGTGAACTCGACAAACCATTTCATATAAATATTATATTCAATATCTTCAATTTTTTGATCGTCGAACAACATTTTGGCGAAAACCTCGGCGTCGGTGTAGATGCTGCGTTCTATAATAATCACTTTATAATCAGATCGAATTGCTTCGCGTAGGATCGTCAGACGCGATATAAATGCCATCATCTGGAAGGAAAATGCGTATTTCTTTTGGTCCGAGTAATATTTTTCTAAAATAGTTTTGCCGTTGGAGTCCTTAACGGTGTCCCATATATCGACGGGTTCGGGTACAAACCCAATTGTCGGGTCATCTTTATAAATTGTGCGTAAATGTTCTAAGAACGTTGATTTGCCGGACCCAATATTACCTTCAATTGAAACGATGCGCGGATGGGTAGCATTAGCAGAATTGGCATTAGCATTAGCATTAAAGGCGTTAGCATTGACAGAACTCATGGCGATTAAGTTATAAAGTATGTTATATACAAATAATATAATTATTTCTAATTCAATTTAATTTTTAATTATTACTTATTTCATATATATAATTATTTTTATATAATAAGAAAATTGAATTAGATACATTACTGGTTATCATATAACAACCCAGTTTAAAAAAGCAGCAATATGGAGTTTATTACCAAACAAGCGAAACTTACCAAGTCCGAATGGGAAAGCATTGAAGTGCCGCATACTGCGGAAGAAAAGCAAATCTTACAGTTAATCGAAGACGGATTTAATAATGTAAATATAAACCGGAACCACGCGAATACGCTTATAAAATATATGAAGATGACGAATACGCCGCAGGTTGATCTCCATCTGTATAAACATTATTTTGAAGCACAGATGCTGGCGCTTTATAATAAATACCGGTTGCCTTTGCCATTATCAGAAGAGACCGTAAAAAAAACGAAAGAAACGGCATTGAAAAAGGCAGATCTTATTCGTCTGGAAAATACCTCGAAACACATTGAAGAATATAAACAAAACATATTCGAGTATGTCTTGGTGGGATTGCTCGAAAAAATGTTAGAGAAAAAGTTTCAACATTCGAAGAAGGCAAGCGCAGCGGGTTCAAGCGCAGCGGGCACAGCGGGCACAAGCGCAAGCGCAGCGGGCACAAGCGCAGCGGGCACAAGGTCAAGCGCAGCAGGTTCAAGCGCAAGCACCGATCGTGAATGGGCGTTTTATTATTACACGATCCACCGTCTGCTTCAATCCAATGTCGAAGGCATTAATGCCGAACTTAAAAACAATATTCTCTGCATATTAACGACGATCGAGACGCAGATACAATCGCATGGCACTAGCACAAGCAGTAGCAGTAGCAGTAGCAGTAGCATTGGCAAAGGTTCTTCCTTTATGAAAACACTTGTCGAAAATAGCGTAAATATCATTGAAAAGAATGAATATTTGCTTAAATATGCCGACGAAACCCTCTACGAACATCAGAAACAACTGTTTACGGTGTGTAAACAACCCAACCCAAAACTGATTCTATATATTGCGCCAACCGGTACAGGCAAAACCATGTCGCCGATTGGTTTAACCGAGAAGTATCGCGTTATATTTGTCTGCGCCGCGCGGCATGTGGGATTAGCGTTGGCAAAAGCAGCAATTTCCATACAGAAAAAAATTGCCTTTGCTTTTGGATGTAATGATGCCGAAGATATCCGTCTGCATTATTATGCCGCCAAAGACTACACCAAAAATGCCAAGAGCGGCGGCATCGGTAAAGTCGATAATACAAACGGCGAAAAAGTCGAAATGATGATTAGCGATGTGCAATCGTACTTACCGGCAATGTTATACATGCTGGCATTTAACCCCAAAGAAAAAATTATCACCTACTGGGATGAACCGACGATAACGATGGATTATCCAGACCATGCCTTACACGCCGTTATCCAAAAAAATTGGGTCGAAAACTTGATACCCAATATGGTGTTATCTTCGGCGACACTACCACAGAAGAAAGAGATCGCCGATACGATTACCGACTTTTGTGCCAAGTTTGCCGATGTGGATGTACACGAAATTGTGAGTTATGATTGTAAAAAAACGATTCCGCTCATAAACCGTGAAGGGTTTGTCGAGATGCCGCACTACTTGTTTTCCGACTATGCGCAACTACAATCCTCGGTTGCACACTGTAAAGAAAATAAAACTTTGTTACGCTATATCGATCTAGGCGAAGCAGTAAAGTTTATTATGTGCGTTGACGCCTCTGCCTCTGGAGCAGCAGAAGCAGCGAACAAATATAACATCAACACCTACTTTGCCGAGATGAAGGAAGTAACACTGGCGGGGATTAAACTCTTCTATTTGGATCTTTTGGAAAATATTAATTCCGCACTTTGGGAAAGTGTCTTTAACCAATTACAAAAGTCCCGGCGACAAGTGCAAGAATCAAATGTGAATATCGTAACGACGGACGCGCATACCTTGACGGATGGTCCGACCATCTTCTTAGCAGATGATGTCTGTAAGATTGCACAGTTTTATATTCAATCGGCGAAAATCCCCGAGCAAGTGACGAAAGAAATTATGGCAAAGATTCAATTGAATCGAGCAATTACCGACCAGATGACAGTGCTGGAGAAGGACATTGAAGATATTGCGAAAGAAAATACCGATAAAAAAGAAGAGGGTGGCGGTAAAGAGAAAAAATCGAAGAACGACGACAAGTTATCGCCCGAAATAAAAGAGAAGAAACAAAAGTTGCTGCTCTTGCAGTCGACGATTCAAACTATCATCTTAAACCCGCTCTTTGTGCCGAACTCGCGTGATCATTTGTATAAATATGCGGCAAAGTTTAACCCCGGACAAATCAGTAATGCGTTTACCTGTGACATTTCGGAGGAAGTGGTCGAGCAGATTATGCAAATACCGGATGTGCTGGATTACTGGAAACTATTATTATTAATGGGTATCGGTGTTTTCGCGGCACATGACAGTATTCGCTATACCGAGTTAATGAAGCGGTTGGCGCAAGAACATAAACTGTTTATGATTATTGCATCCAGTGATTACATTTATGGTACGAATTACCAGTTTTGTCATGGGTATATTGGCAAAGACCTCGGAAATATGAGTCAAGAAAAATGTATTCAAGCGATGGGGCGCATAGGACGCAATAAAATACAGCAAAATTATACAGTGCGTTTCCGAGATAATTCGCTGATTTATAAACTCTTCCAGCACGAAGACAACAAACCGGAAGTACTTAATATGAATCGGTTGTTTAATAGTGTATAAGTATATGATATAGTATATAAGTATATGATAAGTATGATATGATAAGTATATAAGTAACATAATATAATAAAACGAAATAAAAGCATTACATGATAATAAAATACACAAGACTACAAAATGTCGCCGGAGTATTTTATTATCCCAATAATCATGGGACAAGCGTCCAGTATAATTGATGCAATTAAAACAGGAATTATTATATTTGATTGCGCTATGCTCATGTTTTTTCTTTTCGTTTTTTATTCCACCGATATGGAAATGTTGAAAGGACTATACTACAAGTGGACCGATAATAAGAAGAACAGTATTATCATTTCGACGCAGATCAAACATCGGTCGGTCAAGTTTCGCGCAATTATGCATTTTTTGGCGAAGAAGAACGAAACGATTTATTGTTTACGCGAAGATACTTATTTCGACTGGGATAATAATGAAAAACGCAGCGAGTATTTAGTGGATCAGTTACAGGAATTTAAATTAACCAATGCGATTATGGGGTCGATTCATATGGTGAAGAAAGAGAAGAATGCACGTGGCACACAACAGAGCGAGATGATTGAATATAATACATTGACGATTTTTTCCTACGTTCTGCCCTTAAGTGATTTACAGTTATGGGTTGAAACGCAAGTGAAGAATTATAAAGAACATCTACGCCATACTTCGAATGAAAAACAACTGTTTATTACAGCGTATACCACAAAGGGGTCTGGTGGCGGCAGCAGCAGCAAGAGCGAAAATAGCGGCGAAAATGGAAATAGTATAAAGATCGAATCTATTCCTTGGGAATCGTCAGCGACAATGGAAAACAGTTATTTCCAAAATATGGATGCGATTATGCAGAAGATTGATTTTTTTCTGAAAAACAAAGAATGGTATATTAAAAAAGGCATACCTTATAATCTGGGTATTTTGTTATATGGCGACCCGGGTTGCGGGAAGACCCGGTTTATTAAACAACTGATGAATTATACCGGTCGGCATGGGATTGATATTAAATTAAGCGATACGATGGATTTCAATGATTTACAGAATATCATCTACAAAGAAGAAATTGATGATTTGCATATCATTCCACAAGATCAACGGATCCTGATTTTCGAAGACATTGATGCGTTGGGCGATGTAGTGAAAGAGCGTAAACAAACTGGTGCAAACGGCAGCAGCGGCACTATGCCTGGCGAAGGCGCCGCTGGCAATGCACCAAGTTTGATCGCGCCGCCCGAATTAAACGAAATGAAATTAATAAGCAATTTATTACAGTTTACGGCAAATACCAACACCAATGCGAAAAATAATAATTTGTCTTATTTATTGAATATGTTAGATGGCATCCATGAATGTAGTGGACGTATTATCATCATTACGACTAATCGACCCGAAGTATTAGATAAAGCGCTTATCCGTCCGGGGCGAATCGACCTGAAAATCCATTTCAAAAAATGTACGCGGTATGATATTTCGCGGATGCTACAAAAGTTTTGGGAACTTGATATTGCCGAGGAATCTATTCGTGCCGATGTTGACGGTAAATACACTTGCGCTGAGTTGATAAATGTCTTTCGATCATCAGATGATTTCGAACAAGTGAGAGATTTGTTTGTGAATTAGATAGAAAAATATATAATATAATTATTATATATTTCCGGTACCGGCATCGCCCTTTTAAGCAACGCATCAAAGCGTGCCACATCAAAGCGTTGCACATCAAAGCGTGCCGTCAAATGCTTCTATATCATCTTCGGTATTCTTCGACGGACCATCGCTAAAGAGCAGTTGTTTTTGCCCTTTATATAAATTATAGTTGGCAGTGATGGGATTTAAAAACCGGGTTAACCAAAGCAATAAAATAGTTACGGTGATTGCCGTCTTGTATCCGGACGTCGTATTAAAGAGTACATACAGCATAATAAGGAGCAAGACATACATCACGATTTGCGCGCCAGTAAATATCTTTTCAATCGTCTTTTTCGTCTCCATACCGCGTTCAAAATTATCATCCATAAATTGAAAAAACACCATCCCGCTACTACCCGTCGGTTCGAAATAATACTCGTAAAACGGATGCGGTGTATGCTGCCGTATAAAAAGGTCCACGAGTTTTTGAGGAAAGAGGTAGATGATAGGGATGGTCGTATAACATTTAAAACCGTAGAAAGGTTTAAAGCGCATTTCCTTCTCTAAATTAGGTTTCCATGTCTGTGTATCAAAAATTGAATTAATATTGTTAATAAGCGGCGTATTTGCCGTGCTGACGAGATATGCACCGCCGCGGGCAAACCGCAATCCGACCTCGATGAGTTTATTGTCGCGGTATTGCGTATTTACTACGCCGGTAAAACCCTTCATATGGTGATTCACCCATTCGGTTATATTATGAGGTGGCGTAGAATCGGGCGAAACGTACTTCCAGTCATCGCTAAATCCGTTTTGTTTATCCGAATAGATATGGGTTATATGATGCACGATGGTGCCGTTTAACATGACATAATCGGTCATACCTTCGTTGGCGTCAATAAACTCGGACCACATCATTTTTTCATAATGGATATATTTCGCTAATTCATCTGCTGACGAGATTTTAAAACAGTTTTTAGAACTCGCGGATAAGTGTCCCCAACGCGGTTTAATAAAAATCGGGTAAGTGACGGTTTCTTCTTTGCCTTTGAGTTTTTCTAAACGTCCACCTGGTAGTCCTTGTGATTTTATAACCCAGAGTTTATCATAGACGAACTTGTATTTCGGGTAGCGGTCATAACACCCTTTATCAAAAAAAGGCATATTATTCGATAAATGGGTTGTAAAAGGGTCGATATACGGATTGAAATAACCCATTAGTTTACACCAAGTATTCTCGAATTGCATTAAATATTTAAAAATATCAGACATGCCGGCGCTGCGTATATTATATCGAAACAATATAAATATATTAATTCATGTATAATAGCAGATACCATAACCATAACCATATGGCAATAATGTTTAAATGTGGTTATGATAGTGCACGTAAACATATCATCAATGCGTCTCTACATAAAACGACCCTATGGAATTATGGGACGATTTATATTAATAATTCGGTTCAAGTCTGTACCTTGAACCCATCAGTGGAAAACAATATAGAACTGATTAAATATAATGATAATGCTTGTTTGCGGTTGAATAATATGATTATTTATGACCAACGCGAATTATTTTCGTATGATATTCAGTTACGGTTTGTCAATGATGTAAATGATTTAGGCGAACAAAAACAAAACTTGTATGATTTCATTGACTATAGTTATGTTAATTGTAGTAATATTCAGGAGATAAATCGGTTGCGGGAGTTAAATTGATTATTTAGTGGCGTCAGGACTCATAACATAATCGTAGGTTAACTTTAAATTAAAATTCTTATTATACCTATCGATCAAATTTTTTAGTCTATTTTTTAATTTTTCAGTGACTTTAGGATTTTTTAACGTACCATCTGGATTTATGTCCTTCTCATTTTTAATTATCATGTCCGCTAAGTAATTTATTCTGTCATGGTATTTGTCCATTTCTTTTTTATGTATGCGTCCTGATCGGTCGTCGAGTGAAGTTATCATTCTAAGCGGCGTGAATGTGGTGATTGCGTCCTTTTGAAATACCTTTTTACCTTTGTTATATGTGCCTTTAATTGCTGTATATAAAATGTTTGCTACTAATAACCACACACCTTCTCCTAGCAATACTAAAATGGGGAAAAATCCTCCTTTCATCTGATTTTTACGTGTCCGCGTATTCCTCCTTATATTTTTTTTTGTTCCCTTTTTTCTTTTCGAGTTGGTTTTTCTTTTAGAGTTGGTTTTTCTTTTAGAGTTGGTTTTTCTTTTCGACTGTGTTTTTCTTTTAGTTTTTCGCTTTCGACCTCCAGCAGTTGCACCAGCAGTTGCACCAGCATCGTTCGGGTTAAAAACCTTATTTAATTCAGTTAACCCGTCTATATCTTCTTGTTCTACATTTTCTTTTCTATTCATTAACGGAAGTGTTGATTTTAATAAGGCAATTACCATATCAATGCTCGTCTGCATGATAATGGCAGGATCGGTGCCGTCGACTGGGGGTGATTCTAAACTTGATTTTACCTCCTTTGCATTTTCAACTAATGCTTCCGGGTCAGCAGATATATATAGTATATATCCCGAAATTTTCTTGAAAAAATCACTATTAATCATTTCATTAAACCTTTTAAGATATTTGCAAGGTCGTTCCGAAGCATTACAACCTGAAATATCTGTACCTGTAACCTTTGTACCAAACCGTGTTTGTCCAACATCTAATATTTTCGCAAATATTGCACCTAAATCAATTGGAGTGTCTTGCGGCATACCGCCCATTTGTATTTCCGTGTCAGCAACCGCGGGTGCTATTATTTGTTCTAAAGTTTTTTTTAAAATATTAGGGTCTGCTTTCATCGCTTCTAAACTCTGTGCAAGATCGCCAATGACTGCCATCCAGGCGGCGTCATACGGATAACAATTTTCTTCATTGCTTGTTCCTCTATTCATCGGACCCTTCTTCTTCTTGTTCTGATCATTGTTTATGTTGTTGCTTAAATCCGCATAATCTAACATTTTTGTCATCGTGAAAATCGGAGAGTATGGCGCATCAGTTACATCATCTGGACCGTTAAACTTTGCACAATTTTGCGTAATAGTTTTCTTTCCGGGTTTTTTCCTTAAACATATCGGTCTTTCTGTCGAACATGTTTCTTCTGTATATATTGGTTTATTTGCAGTGGCGGTGGGTTGGACAGGAGGTTCAAGCGTTGGATCGATCTCCATTATAATATATTGCACATATTATAATCGTTAAACATATAATCGTTAAACATATAATCGTTAAACATACATACAAATGCAGTTTTCATCCGGTCATAACAATAACCACGCCTTTTGCAGTAGCAGCGGCAACATCATCGGCACTGCACCCCAGAAAGCAGACCAAAAATAATTCAGATGGTTATAGTAACCTTTTAGACTAGGGAATAGCATTGTTTCGCGAAATAACAAATCTAAAGCAACGCCCCATATGCCGAGATAAAGTAGGGAGGGCGGTAAGCGTAGAAAATCGAGATAGATGACATAAAAAATTGTCATCATACCACCTGCGATAAATAACGATTCGGTTGAACCATGCTGCTCGAAATAAGGGATTAAACCCCATCCGGTTTTTCCGCCTAAGATGGGTCCAGTTATTTGTAAAAGCGCGTCGCCGATAAACCCGGTAATACACGAAATGCTGACGAGTGACCACATTCTATATTTATATACTATATTTATATACTATATTTAATTTATATAGTATATTATACTTTTTACCATAAATACTACAACAGTTCGATCTCGTATTTCTCTTTAATTTTCTCTCTAAAAATGCTCAACTGTTCTTCTAAGTTATAATCGGTTGGCATAACCATCCGTAGGTTCAACCGTTTCAGCGTAGTTGAAGTTGCACCACCGTCAGCGCCATCGAGTCTTTGATCAAAGATCAGGTGCGGTTTATCGCGTTCAATTTTGATGCTAACAAACGCGGGCAATCCCGTCTCTTTACTTTCCGGATAAATATCCCTTTCTAAATCTGCCACAACTTTATTAACGCTGGCGAGTTTATCTGCCCGACTTACTTTTGCCGATTTACTGCTAATCCACGGTTTATCTAATTTGGGGTGTTTCTCCACCTTGAAGAATTCGCGATATAAATCCTTTTCTTTATTATAGCATTCATTATAATAAACGACATATTTGCGCATCATCAATTGGGTCAGACCCTCAGGTAAATCTTGGGCATTATGTTTGCGTGCTCTTTTGGTGTCGGTTGCAATGCCTCTTGTGTTTTGCTCTTGTTCTTCGCGGGTCGCAACTTTGAGATTTGTAAGCATGTTGTTTAACGGGTCGCGGTCAATATGGTCGACACTTATATTTTTCGTCCCCTTTCCATTTCCCCGACAATCCATAATAATTTGGTGGATAAATAAGTTTAAGGCGCAACAGATGTATCCATTAAGGTGTTTATAAAATGTTATTTTTTTTCCGTTGTTATATTTGTTCTCAAACTCTATAATTTTTAAATAGGAGTCGGCAGAGAGAATGCATAAAGTATTTTTTTCACAATACATGAGTATCCGTTCTTCATTAGTGCTCGTGCGGATTTTCCACATGGGGTTTTTTAACACAAATGCATCGTTTCCAACCGAATAATAATGTCCTTGAATATATTCCAATATCGTATAATTTTGTTTAACAACTTCGTCATGATACTGGTGATATATTTCTACATTACTGCGCCGCAGATCACACGGATTCTTATTTTTAAAATCATATTTTATATTGCCAGAATTATAGATAAATATATTTTCTAAGAGCGAAACGCGTTTGTAATTATATACATAGGATGGGTATGTGTCGTAATCATTGGCGAAAGTAAACTTCTTGCCCGCTATAACAAAACTATTAAAATCGGTTAAATCGAGTAAATATTTCTTTCCGGCGAAATCCAAAACTCCGCACAATAAAGCAGTATCAACCGTAGGGACGACCTTCATTTGACTCTGGGTTTCAAGCGGTTGCGCGGTGTTTAAATATTCAATTTTTCCGTTAATCATATTATAATTACTATAGTATGATTCGTCTTTAAGTATTTTTTGTAATAAAGTAAATGTAATAAGTGTTTTTGTAACCACCCATACCGCTCAGTTGGAATATGCCAACCCACCCATACCGGACATCACGCGCAACACGTTGTAGTTGGTGGCATAGACACGGACCTTGGCGGTGTTAGTTCCCTGCACGGTCGCATTGGACAACACCAACTGGAGGGTGGCGTTATCAATGCGCGAGAAGTTGCAGGAACCCGAAGGTTGGTGCTCTTCCGGGCGGAGGGCGAACGAGTACACGTTGATACCCGAGTCAGGGGCACGCGTGTGGTGTTGGAAGGGTTGAACCAGGTCAAAGTACGTTCCTTCACGCTCCGAGAATCGGTCCTGCCCGTTAAGCTGCAACTTGGCAGTAACGACAGGGTTCTGACCCCAGCAGTGCATGTCCAAAGAAGACTCGGTCAACACGAAGGTTCCGGCATCAGACACACCCGACGGGTTGGGCGCGCCATTGGAAGTGACGGGGATTCCGGGCCATCCAGCGGCGTTGGAGTTGGTCACATTGACGGCACCCGGGTCGTTGAAGAGACCAGATCCGTTGACGAAGTCGTTGGACAACGCCGCGGTGGGTCCAGCGAACGCCATGATGGAGTTAGGGAGGGCATCCACACCATCGGTGTAGTTGAAGGGTTGGGCGCCGAGGGTCTTGTAGAGCACGGTTCCTCCGGTAAGGGACGAGCAGTAGTCGACGTTCTGGTCGGCTTGAACAACGAAGACCAACTCCTTGCAGGGGTGGTTAAAGTTGAGCTTGATCTTGTTGGAGGACGACCCGACGGATTCATCACCGGTGAACTGGAGTTGTTCAATGAGGTATTCGTGGGGGTTCTGCGCCATACGGCGGCGCTCATCCGTGTCCAAGAAGACGTAGTCGACATAGAGGGACGCGGCGACGAGGGACTGCGAGTAGGCAGTGCTGGCGCGGACAGATCCGGTGGTGGCGGCCAAGTTGTTGACGGCCCACAAGCACTCATCAATAGGGCGGATGTCGAGGTTAATCTTGACTTCGTGGTATTGGAGGGCAATCAGGGGGAGCGCCAACCCAGGGTTTCGGCAGTACCAGAACTGGAAGGGAATGTAGAGGGTGGTTTCCGGGAGCGCGTTACGGGGCTCGCACACTTGGACGGGGGCACCTCCGGCACAGGGTCCATCAACACCCGAGAAGTTAGGGTCCGTGATGAAGGTCAGTTGGGTGGTGTTACCAACCATCTTGTAGTACCCACGCTCCTGTTCCTTGGACAGGGTGAGTTGATTCCACAAGTGCATCCAGTCACCATACTGGCGATCAATTCGTTGACCACCGATTTCAACCTCAACCTGGGAGATCATCTGCTCACCAGGGAAGTCGAGCCAACGCGCCCAGAGACCAGTGGTGGACATTCCCTGGTTAATTTCAGGGAGCGTCACCTGCAGGTAGGTGCGGTACGCCAAATCACCGTTACGGCTGATCGTGCACGTCACTCGGCGACCGAAGTCGGCTTGACCGTTGAAGGTCTGTTCGATCGATTCCATCGAAAAGTTGGTGTGGCGACGGTAGGTCACCTTCCAGAAAGTGATCTGGGGGTTTCCCGTCAGGTAGACATCTTGAGCGCCGTAAGCTACGAGTTGCATTAATCCTCCTCCCATTGTGTTATATTATTGCTAAAGATAAAAAATTTAAATAATTTAATTTAATTCATTTTATTTAAAGTTTTAAATAAAACTTTTATTTAAAAATAAAATATAATACAACAAATAAGAATAAGGTGCGAAATAATAATAAGGCACGAAATAATAATAAGGCACGAAATAATAATAAGGCACGAAATAAGTCTAAACCTTATTTTTCAGATTTTCTTCTATAAACTTTCTTAAATACGTGTCTAGAAAAATCTCTTTTTTTCCCTCGTGTTTTTTCGAAAAAATAAAAGAGTCATTTTGTTTTTTGATAGTCCATCCGCTTTCTAAAGCATTGTAAATAAACTTTAATTTTTGTAATTGGATATAGTCTATTTCATCATTATTATCGTGTAATTCTAGTTGAAAATCCATTTTAGGAATAGAATAGAAAACATTAATTATTTCTAAACCAAAACCCCATCATCCGCTATTTTTGCTTAAATAGAAGTTATAATAGTATACATATATCTCTCATGCCGACCTTTAAACCAAAGAGTGGGAAAAAACTAATTGTCTCAAAAAAAAGTATTAATACACTTGATAGTAAACATACAGAGATAACTGAATCTATACACCATGCTAAAGAGATTGAACTACCTGCCTTACTTCTTAAAAAAGAGGAAATAAAAATGAAATTAAGGCAACAACTCCCTCATCTCTCAGTCGACGAGCGGTTACATCTCGCGGATAATTTGCAGGCAGTAAAACAAGAAATAATTGCAATAAAAAAGAGAGAAAAAGAGTATTTGCTAAATAATTCACAATTTATTTTCGATTATTTTGAGTATAAAAAGAATATCGCCGAATGTTCGAATAAAACCAATGCAACTATATTGGATACTTTTTTTAAAATTAGTGTCGATGATCCGTCACAGCGGGAACAGTTATCGAAAGAAAGACAGACCATACAAAAATATATGAATAATGTGGATAACACTTGTTTGGATATTAATAATTTTATTGTGGCGACGGATATATGTAAGTTTTGTAATAAAGGCGAATTAATTGCGGTAGATTATGAAGGCGTAATGATATGTAATTTTTGTTCGAATAGTATCCGCTATTTAATTGAAAACGAGAAACCCTCTTATAAGGAACCGCCAAAAGAGGTGTGTTTTTATGCGTATAAGCGGATCAATCATTTCCGCGAAATACTTGCGCAATTCCAAGCAAAAGAAACAACCCAGATTCCCGATGAAGTGATTGAAAATATAAATAGTCAAATGAAGAAGGAGAGAATATCCTTGGCGCAAATGTCAAATAAACGGACCAAAGATATGTTGAAAAAACTCGGGTACAATAAGTTTTATGAGCATATTCCGTTTATTAAAGATAAATTAGGTATTAAACCGCCGATTATGAGTTCGGAATTGGAAACGACCTTGTGTAATTTGTTTATGGATATTCAAAGTCCTTATGCGCGCTATTGTCCCGATAACCGTGTTAATTTTTTGAATTACTATTATACTGTATATAAATTATGTGAGTTATTAGACCAGCACCAGTTTTTGCCGTATTTTCCGATGCTAAAAGACCGCGAGAAGCGAATTGAACAAGATGAGATATGGAAGAATATTTGTGAAGAATTGGATTGGGAATTTATACCGACTATATAGGGATAGGGGGTGCCCCCCTACGACCCCCTGGGGGTTCCCCCCACACCCCCATTTGTGGTGCGGTTTTTATTATAACCCACCAAGATCGTGCATGAGGGACCCCCAATTGTGGTCTATTTAATAAAATAATTTAAAAATAAATTATTTTATGTTATTTATTGTTATAACTCACCGACAAACTAAACCAAGGTCGGGGGCGTGGGGGGCACCCCCATTTTGGTTATAACTCACCGACAAACTACACAAAGGTCGGGGCGTGGGGAACCACAATGGGGGCGTGGGGGGGGCACCCCCATTTTAAAACCCTCCAGGGAAGTGGACCAAGTTCGCGCCAATACCGAAACCGGCACCGGTTCGCGCGCTCACTCCCATACTGGGTACATAAGTATCTAAGATACTAAAGGTCGCTGCGGCAGTTAAAGCAATCAAGGCAATTTCGTCAAACTTCAATGATTGTTGGGGAATAGCAAAAGCGGCAATTGCCACCATTAAACCTTCGACTAAATATTTGATCGCGCGCGTAATAAGTTCTTTCATGTTGATCGCCATCTTATATTATATTATTATAAAAGAAAAAATAATAAGAGAATGATAAATGAATATAATAATATACGAATATACGAATATATATATGAATAAATATAAAACAACTTAAAACTTTTTAATTATAGAATTATATATTATGTCTAAACAAAACAGTCCGATGGAATACCGGAAAAACCCCGACGGTTCGGAAAATAAAAACTATGTTGATATGCTCGATGAAGATAAATCGGTCGCCGGTCAACGTTTTGTGTGTGTTTCTTTTGTGTCACCCGAAAAGATTCTTAAACAACGCGAACAGTATAATTTCCAGCAATACGTAAAGCAGTGGGATATGAATAAATCGGTAGAAAAGTTTAATCAGTTTTTAGGTTTTATGTCGTACAAGTACAATATGAATCTTGAACAACTCTCAAAAGATTTGCAAGAATTTTGCAAGGATGAAAAAGAAAACTTGTTTGTCTCGACCATGGAAGACGAGTATAAGAATTATTTAGATGCGAACGAGTCGCAACTCGAAGAAGCATTTAACAAGGAGTATAATTTCCAGACGAGTGTCCGCGGTCTAAAGGTGCGTGGTTCTTACCCGAGTCAAGAAGAAGCAGAACTGCGGTGTAAGATGTTGCGCGAGGTTGATCCCAACCATGATGTGTATGTTGGTCCTGTCGGTATGTGGATGCCCTTTCACCCCGAATCCTATAAAACGGGACGTGTCGAGTATTTGGAAGAGGAATTAAATCAACTCATGCAAGAGAAGAACAAGAATGAGAACAATGCAAAGATTGAGTTTGACAAGCGCGTCCGCGAAACAAAGGTGCAGGCGATGGAAGATAATAAGAAGAAGGCACTCGAAAGCGGCAATGTGTTGACACAAACGATTGATAAAGACGGTAACCTCATCAATGTAAAGGACTCGATGAATAAAGAAATCTCGGTTGCCGATTTACGAAAGGAACTGTTTGAAGGCGAGAATATTGTGACAGACGCGAAGAATAGCGATCATGGGTTGAGTCGCATTGCGGAGGTGCGAGAGTTACCGGCAGAGTTGCAGGAGATGTTGAAGAAGTAATAATATATAAATAAAATAATATATAAAATAATATAATATATAGAAATATCATTTAATGATAATTTTATATATTATATAAATACCTGGTTATGGAGACGGATATGGCACAAAGTAATACGACAAAAACAAGCGTTTCCATCGTGACGATTTCCCAATATTCGCGCATGGGATGTCTACAAATCCTCGGCGAATTAATAAAAACCCAAATATACACGAATATTATAGAATGGGTTATCGTCGAAGGATCCCCGAATAAGATGGATGCGTTTGTAAATGAACAGCATTTTTTACAATTAGAAAAAGATGCACATTTTGGATTTCCACTGGTATACGTGAAGTATGAGGAGGGACAAAAACTCAGCGATTTAAGAAATGCAGGCAATGCCGTATGCAAAGGCGACATTATCGTGTGTATGGATGATGATGATTATTATCCGCCGACGCGGGTCAGTCATGCGGTGTATAAATTAACCACTTCAACGGCACTTATTGCCGGTTGCTCGAAAAGTTACATCTACTTCTATCCGACGAAGCAATTTTATCAGTTCCGGAGTTTCGGTGAAAATCATTCGACGAATAATTGTATGGCATACAAACGCGCCTACTTACAAAATCATGCGCATGCACCACAGATGACGTATGCAGAGGAAAGCAGTTTCACGAATAATTTCAGCGAACCGATGGTTCAACTCAACCCATCTAAATGCATTGTCGTATCGGGGCATTCGGCGAATACGGTCGATAAACGCATGTTATATCAACCCAAGTATAACTCGATGATGCTGACTGAAATAACGGAAAAGGATGCTATCTTAGACTTTATTCCTTTGCCGGTTTTAATCAAATATGAAAAAATGTTTATTCCCACGCAGGTTCGTGTGCGTACAACTCGAGAGATGCAATAATTTATAATTTATAAAATATGAAATATGATATATTAAATGGTTTCTAAAGATGTGACAAATAAGGCAACTTCGCGTTTTAATTGATTGAGCGATGAAAGAATGACCTCGGCGAAAACTTGCGTATGAAACCCGGCGCTGATGGCAATGTCGTATAATATCTCGATGACGACCTCAATTAACGTAATCGGCGTTATGCCGCAGATATTTTTCTCCCAAAGCAACGCCGGATTGTTTTTGATCATTTCCATAATAGTCTTTTTGTCGATGATTGTGGCATGTAAATGGTTATTGTTGGTTTCCGTTGAATGCAGTTCGTCCCATGACGGCATAAATCGTGCGTTGTCACAACAAGCGCAGAAATAGTTATACTGATAGCGGTGTCTAAACCCTTTGATATAACTCAACACCGCCCAGTGAAGTTTGTTGTTATTAAAGGACCCGCAGATACAGGCGACAACTGCTTTTTTGCATGGACATTTATGTTTGGTGCAGTATCTGTTGGTTTTGCATATGGACGATTGTGGTGAGTTGCAATACTGGCATATAGAAGGCACTGCTGCTACGCTTGATTCTGCTACGCGTGCTGTGTCGATTTGATTCATTTTGCAGTGCTTGTCGTTTGATTGAATTGAAATATTTTAGAAAAAGTATTTCAATTTTATTGCTTTTTATATTTTTTACCATTTTGCCGTTTTTTTCACACTAATTTTTGGTCCTTGTCCGCGTTTCTTTTGTGTGCTCGGGTCATACGCTGCATCTTCATCGTCAGAATGTAAATCTTTCGATAATTCCCAAAACTCTTTAGACCCTAGTTTAAAGTCGGCATGGTGTTCCGCTTTATACCAGAAAATCTGATCGTGTAATTTATTCGATTTGGAGTTGTTGTTAATAACTAAACACTCAAAATTTTCTGTACATTGATCCATGACTTGACAAAACGACTCAAAAGTGGGGAACATACCGGCATAGTTTTCCCAGATGCGTTTGCGATTGGCAATATACGGTTCACGCAGAATAAAAACATAATCGATATTCGTACGCAAGTTGGGCGGAATACCGAGTGGATATTGCATCGTAATAATCAGCATAATTTTCCAGTGCCGCCCATTCATGAAAAGCAACCGCATCATTTTGTCGCGTGTCCATGTTGCATCATATAAACAATCATCTAAAATCACGAACGCACGGGGATCAATATTTGAACGCTTGTATTGTTCCATTTCCTTTTTTACCTGTTTTAATACGGTTTTTTGCCGTTTTAAAATATTTTCAATAATGCTTGTATTGTATTCTTCGTGGATAAATAGTTTCGGCACATGAGCGCTATAAAAACCGTTCCCTGCTTCCGTACCAGATATAACTGTCCCAATCGGAATATCCTGATGATAGAAAAGCAAATCTCTTACTAAATAACTCTTTCCGGTATCACGCCGTCCAATTAATACGACTACAGGTCCTTTATTCTCTTCCGGTCTAAAACTGATTTTACGCATATCAAACTTTTTTAATTCCAATGTCATGTATGAATGTTTAGAATGTTTCGAGAAAATAAAAATAACTATTAACCGCAACATTATGTTTCATTATGGCGCATTTTGGTCGAGGACGATTAATCGCATTATAACCTTTAATAATTATTAGTTAAAATGTTAATTTTTATATATAACACAACTAATAATGGATATTAATTATAAAAAACAAGACAATCATAAACTCTTTCACAATTTAGAAGAAAATACTGCCTATGGATTTTCTCAACCCCAAAACTATATACCTATATATGATCGTTTTTTCTCTCTGTCTGAAAAAAATTATAATAGTATTACCTTGGATAACAAACAGGTTTTATATAATATAAACTCTCAGGAATCTTATAACATTTTTAACGGCGTTTTAAAAGATTCGGAAAAGAATAAAAAAGAAAACAAACGAGTTTATTTAAAATACAGTCCATTGCTCGACCCGACTAAATATTTAATTGGCAAATATGATGCAAGTAATGCAAATCTGGTCGGTCTTCCTGCGTATGATCCAGCAAGTGCAAGTGCGAACGGGGGTGCAAGTGCGAACGGGGGTGCAAGTGCGAAAGAGAGCGAGGGTGCAGTGCCATATGTAAAAATTAATGATGCCAATAATTCGGCATATGTCGATAGTTTTTTTGCTTACCTGTCGAGCAAATTGTTACATAACCACGGATTTACGCATGGTCTCGATTTTTATGGTTCCTTCCTATCAATTAAACACGATTTTCGATATGACATTTCGGACGATATGGAATATTTGCAAAACTCGACCTTTTTCCACAAAAATAATAAAGTGATGTTTGAAATGGACGAGACCATCTATAACGAACAAATACTTAATGGCGACACCCGCAATTATAAAAAAAAGTTAGTCATTGGCGGCAGCGACGATGACAGCGCCAATCCGGATAACATCGTATTAACTTTATCGGACATAAACGAATTATCCGAAATAGATACTATCGTTTCTATTGTCGATAATACTATTGCTAATAATACTAATGCAAATAATACTAATGCTAATAACAATAAGGTCGAAATATTACCCGAATTATTATTTGAAAATGTTCAAGCAAATACGACATCGAACTCAAATAAATTATCCCACACTGGTTCTGTCTCGTGTTCTTCGCGTTCGTCAAATACCTCAGGCAGTAATAGCAATTTACTGCAAGGCGAAGAAGATACCGGCGAAGAAGATGAGGGCGATGACGACGATGAAGACTACGAGGACATGGAAGACAGTGAGGAAGATGGCGAGGAGGGTGATGAGGAAGAAGAGGAGACGGTTATTGCTAAAATTAAGAACTTTCCGGTAAATGTCATTGCGCTCGAATGTTGCGATAATACATTAGATGCGCTGATGAACGAAGAAACGCTTACGGCGGATATGTGGGAATCGATCGTGATGCAACTGTTATTAACACTGGTTACTTTTCAAAATGCCTTTGGATTAACCCATAACGATTTACATACAAATAACGTCATGTACGTTAAAACTGCCCAGAAGTTTTTATACTATAAACTAAACCATGTATATTACAAGGTGCCAACCTACGGACGCTTATTTAAAATTATCGATTATGGACGCGCAATTTACAAGTTTCGCGGCAAAGTAATGTGTAGTGATAGTTACCACCAAAAAGAAGGCGATGCAGCGACGCAATATAACTGCGAACCGTATTTTAATGCGAAGAAACCGCGCTTAGACCCCAATTTTAGTTTCGATTTATGCCGATTAGGTTGCGCGTTATATGATTCTATTGCGGATGAACCGCGCACGAAAATCAATCAGATTATTATGGACTGGTGTAATGACGATAAAGGGCGTAATATATTATATAAAAAAAACGGCGACGAACGCTACCCCGATTTCAAACTCTATAAAATGATTGCCCGCACCGTACACAAACATGTGCCGATCGATGTTTTAAATAATGCGTATTTTGACAAGTTTATCGTCTCCAAAAATGATATTAAAAAACATACCAGCAGCAGCGTCATGGATTTAGATAGCATACCCTCGTACACAAACTTGTAGTAAAGAGACAGGTCTAATGTTTTATAATGAGACAAAATATAAAATATAAAAATTAAAAAAGAGGTGGACCCTTTTTAATTTTTTCTCTCTATCTATATTTATTTATTAGTTATTTATTCGTCGCGCAAAACATATTCAGCGCTGTCGCCAGCAGTTGAATGCGCAGCGAAGAATGCCGACGCCTCGCTTATTTCTTGCATTGACAGCGTTGCGGTCTTGTCTGCAGCACTCCATAAGGGCACTTCGTTGTCGTTGTCGTTTTCTTCATAGTCACCGTTTTCTTCGTAGTCGCCGTTTTCTTCATAGTCACCGTTTTCTTCGTAGTCGTAGTCATAACCATTGTTGTAGTCGTAGTTGTACTCGCGGTTTTCTTCGTAGTAGTCGTTTACGTCGTAGTCGCCGCTGCTGACATGTTCATCATATGCATACGCATTTTCATCTTTGTAGAGTTTCTGATTGATTTTTGCAATTTGAAACATCATCGCGTCGAACTGGTGCCCTTGTTCTTCGAGTTGCGACGTTATGGCGAGGATCAACATCGTGTTTTGATACGATTCTTGATAGGCATCGTGGATATCGCGGATATTTCGTTTATCTGCGCTCGATAAACGCGGCGTTTTGTTCTCAAAGACTGTCCAAAACCACGGATCGTCATAGACAACACGCGCCTGTTTCTTGCGCCCGTAAATGCGCTGTTGGAAATTGTACGCGATTTCATTGTCATACCAGACACTAAAATATAAATACGCCTTGTAAACCGGATAGTCGCGTCCAGGTTCGTCCGGCACTCGAATAATACTTACCTTGTATATCTTCCCGATGTTTTGTTTGTGGAAGATATCGACCATTGTTTGTTCGTCGACCCACTGTGGGAAGACGCGCGGGATCATCAGCGACAGTTTGGAGTTGATGTTGTAATTCATTCTTGTTGCTTTGTTTATAGTTGCTTGTTCGTGAGTTACCCTTCTCTATAATTAGAAAAGTAATTCAATTTTTTTACATTTTCACCTGCGTACAGTATAATACTATCGATTTAAGATATACAACTAATATGGTAACAACTAATATGGTAACAACTAATATGATAGACATTTGTGGCGTCCAAGGATATAAAACACAATCCCGGTATTAGACGTAACATGGATAATCCAGTGATTTTGGTGATGAATTTCCGGATGTGCTTTTAAATACAAATATGTTCCGCCCGATAATCCCGCAAAAACATACATGATATTGGAATAAATATTAGTTTTTATCTTTATGAGCGAATGTAATGTGTAATATAATGCACAAGAATTAACAAAAACAATATCGATATATTTTAGTATTTGGTTTTGCCCTTTGTAGTAATGGTTTAATACGCTTGTTAATAAACATAAGAAACAGGCAATAAAAATATCTTTTTGCGGGTTTAACAAGTATGCAAGGTTCATCGGCACACAGAATAACATAGAAGAAAAGACAAGGGGGTTTAACCCAGGTGAATTGTTTATGTGTTCATTCTCTCTACGTATTAATTTTAGTTCTTTTTTCAAAGCATGGAGAGATTTGTAAAGCGCGCTGCTACGTGCCATTTTCTATATAAAAAATTATACGTTTATATAGATATTCAAACGTATAATTTACTTGTTTAACCAATCAACTAAAACCCAGGCGGGTCGACAAAAACCGACGGGGCAACAACTTTGGTTAATGATGCAGCGGCAGGCATTAATTCGTCAATGATATACAACCCTAAAATACCACTTAAATACACAATTATAGTATCTCTCATCATTTCTTTTATGGGTTTGTTTTCCTTTGTAACTATTCGCATTTCGGTAAACTTCATTAGCAAGTAGATGAAGGCAATAATTCCGGAATGTATAAAATATTTTTCCATATAATTAAGCAGAGCAGTTAATGAAACACGCTAAACGCATTTTAAAACTGCTAAATAATTAGGTTAAAATCTCAAACTCTAAAGGCGGCAGCGTATTTATATCAATCTTGGGTTTGGACAAATCATTAATATCGATGGCACTCAACTTGATATCACTGCCAATAACTAATCTCTCATCATCTTCTTCTTCGTCTTCCTCCTCCTCCTCTTCATCATCATCTTCTACTACTGCTGCTACGGTGCTTGATTCTGCCGCTGCCGGCAAAACTTCGACAGCAGTATTTACAACAATATCGTTATTTGCAAATGACAATTTAGGTTTGCTTTCTTCTTTGGGTGCTTCCGCCACTACGACTGCAGCAGCGGCAGTGCTTGCTGGACTGCTTGCGCTTGCTGGACTGCTTGCGCTTGCGGCGGGAACCGGTTCAACAATCGGTTCTTCTACCTCTTTTACTTCAACATCCTGTTCTTCGGTTTCGTCCATATATGCGCGCAATATCGTTTCAACCGGAATACTATCTCTCACTGCATTTAAAATACATTCTTTTACAATAACCTCAATTTCGCGATTATTCTTTTGTAATTGTAGTGGAGCGATATTCTTTTCAAACAAGTAGATGTTTGTATACAACTTACGGGCAGCATGCACATAGATTTTGTGCAGAAAGGAACCCACCGAAGGAATATCAATGTCGATTTTCTTCTGTTTTTGTCCAACGCGGATGCAGGTGAGCGTTTTTAATTGAATAATATGCACGCATGTAATCAATTCTTCTAAATACGAACAACCGGTTGTATCGATAATTCGTTGTTGCTCTGTATCGATAATTGTCTGATTCCATTTGGGGATACGCGTGAGGAAGTTTTGAAAGGTCATTAGATATTTGTCTTCTTCGTTATTGTCTTTGCATAATTTCCACGCTTCATCAAAAATTGATTTTAATCCTTGGATAACTGCCGGTGTGAGGATGTTGATAATACGAACACACCATTCGTTACGGGATTCATTTAAACTGACGATAGAATAATCATCCATTTACATAAATGATATATTTTCTAAATCAATATTACAACGTAAAAACACAAAACATAAAACGAATAACATAAATAATTTCTCGTTTCTAAACTCTTTTTTAATTTTGTGGAAAGTAATCAACATTTGATATTTGCGCAGATCATCAATGTCCTTATGCTGCTCGATATATTTCATTATATCCAATCCACTATACCCTTTTTCATATAAACTACTCGATAAATCCAACAACTCAATGTAATTCAGTGGTGCTGTTGCTCCTGCTGCTGCTCCATCTGCTGCGGTTGCGTGTGCTCCTTCGGCGCTTGTGTCTGCTCCTTCGGCGCTTGTGTCTGCTCCTTCGGTGCTTGTGTGTGCTGCTACGGCGTCGGCATGTGCCTTGAAAATCGGGTCGAGTATTTTATCGATTTTCTTTTCTTTTATGAGCGATTTAAATGTATTTTGTAAATGGTATTTATAGAGGTTGGTGCGTTTATTTTGTATGATTGGTTCCGGTACAAAAATCTCGCATAACCGCGATAAGATTGGTTTCAACAACTTGTATTTGTCGTTTACAATAATAATAAAGCGGGTAGTATGACTAAATAGTTCAATGCAGCGGCGTAAGGCAGACTGTGCGTCGATCGTCAGTTTGTCGGCATTCGATAAAATGATCGTTTTGAAATTACCGTTACCTTCGACGTTAACATTCATCCGCGCAAAAAACTTTAAATCATCGCGAATAAACTTTATGCCTTTTCCGTGCGCGCAGTTTACATACATGACATGCGATTTAATCATCTCCTTATTCTGTTTATAAATATCGAGTATGAAGTTTTGCACCAAAGTGCGTTTGCCACTGCCGTTTTCGCCGTGAAAAATAAGATTAGGTATTTTCCCCGTTTCTATAAAATAATTTAATTTATTTTTTATTTCTTTATGAAAGTCTGCACTAGTCATACGTGCGTCGGCGGCGGCGGTGGACATACGTGATTATATATAATATAAAATGACGTGTAAAAGGTTTAAATCAAAATTGGACAACACATATAATAACAACAGTTTAAACATAAGTTGTTAACTATTATTATCCGTTGTCAGAAAATGTGTGGTATTTTTTACATTATCAGTCCTAAACCTACGCTTGCAATTGTTGACAGTATAAATAAAATACAACATCGTGGACCAGATAAGACAACTATTATTTCGCCGAAAGAGGGCGAGTATATGGGATTTCATCGTCTACAAATTAACGGTTTGACCGAAGCATCGAATCAACCAATGACTTTTGATAAAGAAACCTATTTATTATGTAATGGCGAAATATACAATCACACTGCATTGCAGTTGAAATATGGTATACAATGCACGACCGGTAGTGACTGTGAAATTATTCTGCATTTATTTGCGAAAATTGGATTTGAGAATACGGTTCGAGAATTAGACGGCGAGTTTGCACTCGTCTTGGTGACGCCAGAGACGGTATATATTGCACGTGATCCATATGGCGTCCGCTCGTTATACTGGGCGTTTCTGGAGAAAGATGACATGGTCTTGGGCGCAAGCATCGGCGCAAGCGCAAGTATCGGCGCAAGCGCAAGCATCGGCGCAAGCATCGGCGCAAGCGCAAGCATCGGCATTGCCAGCGAAAACAAAGCATTATACGAATTATTTCCGCCTAATGCGATTAGGCAATTTTTGCCGGGCAATATTGCCGAATGGTCCAAAAGCGCCAAGACTTATAAAATGCGACCCTATTACAATTACGCGCAGAAATTAATTCATATGCCCGACGCAGATAATGAGGCACTGATTTTAAACATCCGCGCCTTATTGGTGAATGCCGTAAAAAAACGCATCATGTGTTCACGGATTGGCAATACTGCAGATGGCGCACCGGCAATTGGTGCATATTTATCAGGCGGATTTGATTCATCGGCGATTGCGGCAATTCTCCAAAAAGAACTCCCCACGAAATTAGAAACATTTTCAATTGGATTCAAGGACTCGCCTGATCTCTTTTACGCTCGGAAAGTTGCCGCATATATCGGGTCGAACCATCATGAATATATTGTGACAGAAGAACAAGCGCTGAACGCTATTCCCGAGGTTATTCGGATGACGGAAACATACGATATTACGACAATCCGCGCCTCGACAATGATGTATTTGTTATCCGAATACATCAGCAAAAATAGCAAAGCGGTGGTCATGTTTAGTGGCGAAGGGAGCGACGAAGCGTCGGGTTCTTACCGTTACTTTTATAACGCGCCATCGCCGGAAACTTTTCACGACGAAACCCTCCGCCTTTTAAAAGACCTGTGTTATTTCGACAATCTGCGTGCGGATAAATCGAGTGCGGCGTGGGGATTAGAACTACGCGTACCGTTTTTGGATCTCGCATTTCTTGAATATTATATGACGATTCCCTCTTACTTGAAAACACAAGGGGGTATGGAAAAATATTTATTACGGGAAGCAGTGGGCGCATATTTGCCCGATGATGTATTATATCGTCCAAAAGAAGCAATGTCGGATGGCGTCTCTAACCACGGGCGGAGTTGGTCGAGTATTATTCAAGAACATGCGATGAGCAAAAGCATAAGCAATAATGGTATATGCAATAATGGTATAAGTGCTGAAAAAACATTTTACCTCGATATTTTTAACGAGCATTATGCAGATTGTTTACACCAAATCCCTTATTATTGGTTGCCAAAATGGTGTGGAGAGGTGACTGATCCATCTGCCCGCGTGTTGCCGTTTTACAATGCGACGGTCTAAAGACCTAAAACGACGGTCTAAAGACCTAATGCGACGGTCTAAAGACCTAAAACGACGGTCTAAAGACCTAAAATGACGGTCTAAATACCTAAAATGACGGTCTAATAAATCACTGGCGTTGAACTAGCGGGGACGGGCGGAGGATTCGTGTCTAGTTGCTTGCATGTAAGCGTGTTTCCGATTATCTTACCATTAATGGTTATTTTATTCATTGCGAATATTTTTCGAGAATTATTTTGAAAATATTTGTAATCGTTAAATCTGTAGTCAAACACGCTAAACTGCACATATCCCCTTTCCCTCTCTGACTTTTTTGCCCAGTTGTCTGGAGGGAGGTTACTATAAGTCATAACCTGCGACATCCATGGTAAGTAATAAGGCGAAAACATAATTTCATTGTATTTAGTGTTTCCAATACCAGAAACTGCTAATGCAATAAATAATAAAAAAACCTTCAAATCGTCATTCATCGTACTGTTTAATATAGAATAAATTACTAGTTTCTGGGAATCAGTTAATTTGTCTGTGTTTCTTTGTAGTGTTTCATCTGATACCCCGCGAATAATCCCGCCGCCAAATCCCTCGCGTCTGTACATATTTACTTCATTTTTATAAAAAATATAACCCATTATGCATATTGCTAAAATTAGAATAATTAATATATATGTTTTTGGTTGCAATCGTAACGCCTTGCTTGTTTTCATATACAATTCTTATATATTAACTACATAATATATTAGTTACGCCCAACTGGTTAAACTTTGGGTATAAGGGTTGCTTTTAAATGCAGTGAGTAAATCCGGCGCAATACGAGAGGTATTAACATTCTGGTCGTAACCCTGCGAAACCTTTACGCGACTAAAGGTTTCCGGCAGTGCATGCGCGGTAATACCTGCAGTGCCACCCGAACTCGGGACCCACCAGCGGTTATTATCACGGTCGGCATCGCGCCGGTGAATATCGATATTCTCTTGCTGGTTAAAGATTTGCGTCCCGCCTTGATTCGGGCGATTTTCGTAGGTTTTGTTCACATTATTATGCTGGTTATATTCTGCTTCATATGATTTTGACGACGAAAACCCGTTTGGACCCGCTGTGCCCGTATGCGCCACATTAGTCGTGTCGCGCTGCACATGCACGGGTTGATGTTTGCTTACTAAATATGCATTTGCCGATTGGTGTTCAACGTTTAAGTGATTACAATCCAACTCTGCTTCGGTCATTTCGCGAATCGTCGTCTTGGTACGGTCGGCGGGGTTAAAAATATGCCCGCGCTCAACCGGGGCGGAGGCATTACCACTTGAACGCATATTATGCACAACATCTTCTTTACGCGAAGGACGCAAAAAGTCCATCACCGGCGAAACAATTGCCTTCATAAACCCGTTCACGGGTCCAACGTTCAGGTCGTGGCGGGTAGTCGAACGATTATTCGATAAATTGCTATAACTTTTTATCCCATAATCACCCGTGGTTGCCGCGCCTTGCCCGTTCGCCGAAATACTCGCATAATCTTGTACGGGTAAAACGGGACGGCGTGCTTTCTGGTATTCTTGCGGGGCATATGTACCTTCGCTCTGGTTTGCACGGGAACCGTAATATTCCGCCGTCGTATTGGTGCGATTCACGTCGTGTAATACTTCAATGCCGCGGGCAGTTTGTGCTTTTTCAAGTCCAGTAGTCGTTAACCACCGTTCAGGTCCCGATACAAAATATTTATCCGGCAAATGCTTTTCGACCTTACCTTGCGTCTGCGCCGTCGGTGCAGTTTTGTTGTAATAAGTGCCCGGACCTTCGTGTCCTGCCAACTCATAAGAAGTTTTTGGGTTGGTGTCCACCCGGAGTTGGTCAACCGTTTTATCCAACCACATTTCGCGTGCTTCCATTCCTGAATTGTAACCGGAGTTTCCACCCGAAGAAGTAAATCCTTGATTTAAACCAGGCGCGACCCGCTCTTCTTCCCATGGTTTGACATTCGCCATCCGTAAACTGGGATTTACACGGGATTGTAAGAAATCGCTCATATTCGGCGCGCCGTTTGCGTATTGGTAACCGTCTTGGGGTTTAAACATGGGCGCCTGCTCTTTCTTGGTGAAATATTGTGATCCAGACCCTTGCATATTATCCAAGACACTCTCGGTAATATTATGTTCTGCAGTGGCGCCGCGCACCTTCCCGCCAAAAAAAGGCACCATGTTCGCGTGTTTAAACTTATCCTTTTCGATCGGTTTGCCCGTTAAAGAAAAAGAGGTCTGCGCGCTTCCGCCGACGCCAAAGTCTTTTGCGTTGTTGTTTTCGACATTTTTAAAGTTTGCCGGATTGAAATACTTATCGGTATGCTGATTCGGATTCCGATACATATTGACATTTGCATTTGATACACTTTGTGTCACTGGGAAATTTTTATCCGCCAGGGGCGGGTTAACACCGGGCAACATATTTCTGGTTTGGTTCATGTTTTGATATCCTTCTTTCGTCGGAAATTGTCCTTGTCCTTGACCTTGACCGGAATAAGGTTGAGGTGTATTATCTTTTTTATTTTTAGATACAACATACATACCGCCTAAGGCTAATAACGGAATTGCGATTTCTGCCATTGTTATTATTATATATATTAAATACAATATTTAATATTTATAGAATGTAATACAACAACAATTATATTGTCGGCATTTTTGCGACAAACCGATCTTTTTCTAATATTCGCGTATTTAAATTATTCTGAAAAGGGAAACAGGTATTTTCTTGTGGATTCAATGGTAAAATGCTCCAATTCACTTGTTCTAAATCACGAAAGGTCCACGCCGGATGAGTTACTCGCGACTGGTCCGTCGTAGAGTTTACCGATTTATACTGAACGGCGCTCGTTTGTACAGCATGGTCTTTATAATTATTGCCTTTAATCTCGTCACGATTCATATTGCGGGTTAATCCGATCAAATCGCTTTCGACATTTACCGGGTTGGTCATTAAATTACCGCCCCATTTCTGCATACGAACATGTGGATCTTCCATATATAATGGTTTGCTTCCATTGCCTGGGACGTTCAACATATAACGACCCGGACCTGTCGATTCTTGTAATTGTTTATTTATGCGACAAGGATCATCGTGAAAACGCGTAAATGCCATAGTTATTATATATAGAATACATTATATATATTTTTATATATAATATATAATATAGAATATTGGATATCGGATATCAGATATAGAATATAGACGATGTCTTATCGTAATGACGGGCGTTGGTCATTTTCCACCACTAATGGTTTCGGCATATTAACCGTTAACCGCTCAAAAAATGGAATGGTTGGTATTTGCTTAAGATTGGGTCTAATTGGTGCTTGCGGATTAACTAAATTTGAAGAATTAATGCCAAACAACATCGATTCAATTTCGACTGAATTATAAGAAAGGGTGTCTCGTGGCATATGACTCGGGATGATGCCGACGGATGGCATAGCAGGATTATATGCTCTGCCTGACTGCGAATGTTGATAACTATTATAGATTCTACCTAAAGAGTAAGCGTTTTGTTGTAATTTATATTCGCCTTTCATATTATTGTTTCGGGTTGATGCCATTTTTATTTATATATATATTTATTATAATATAATATTATATATCAACTATAAAGCGTTTAAGAAAGTATTCAAATTGGTTTCCGACATAACCCCATTTGCGGCATAATCGCAAATACATCGATGGAGTAAATCAAAATATTCGTATTTAAACAATAAGGTAAAAATAAGGTCGTCGTTCTTATTCTGCTTTGGATGGTCAAGCGAAGCAGGGTCAAGCGAAGCAGACTCAAGCGAAGCAGGGTCAAGCGAAGCAGAGTCAGGCGAAGCAGGGTCAAGCGAAGCAGGGTCAAGCGAAGCAGTGTCCTGTAATACAAATAAGTCCAAGAGTTGTTTAATATATACATTTGTGTAAGACTTCTGAATGATTTGTTTAAACTCTCGTGATTTATTCATAGTATGAAATACATCCATCATAATATTGTTTATTTCGGTATCGTCCCAGACGGTTAAATCAAATGCCTGGAGTAATTGTATACGGTATAAATCCTCTTGATCGTCGGCATTGTCCATCAACTTATAGGTGCATAAAAAGTCAGTTTGGTACATTGAAAATATAATGATTTTAACTTTAAATCATTATATGTTTATTTGCAAGTATATGTTTATTTGCAAGTATATGTTTATAAATAAATATTTAATTTGATTCCTTGTCACGCGCGTATTCGCGGGAAGGCAGTCCGCCGCGGATCCACCCTTCGGATGCAACGCCCTCAATTAAGTTTGCCGGGTTACTAATCGTAGCACTTAAAGTGGGTATCATAGGCGTCTGCGAATAATGCAAATAACTGATTTCGCTACTCGGATTGATGCTCTTTTTGTTGTTGGCGAAATCTCCCTGCTGCATTTGCGATTCTAACACCGCGTCGCATTTACCTCGACCTAAATAAGGGACCGTGCAATACGGTCGTTCGACCAAACTAATACGGCATTTCGGTTTTGACAAATTGCTCAACAACATTTTCGAACTGTCGTCGATATTTGAACCGCCGATACTTGTTTGTCGACTACCGGTAAAGTTTATATCCGGTTGACTTGTCGCAAAATCAAGCGGACTATTCATTGGGCAAGATGGTCTAAACATATCCAACATATAATTCGAATAATCGGCGTTTTGTAATGTGCGTTGACTCATGTCGGTACGATCGTAGCCTAATCGCGAGGTTTGATAAAAATTATAGTTGTGAACCGATGCCATTATATTATATAATATGATTAATATAAAAAAATGAAAGTATGTAATAAATTGTCAAAATGAATGGGCGTCAAAATGCATGTTGTTCGGTTTAAAATCCCTAATAGTTTGTCCATCGCGGCGGCATATTTCGCGTACATGCCAGTTCGTTGTTTGTTTCGTCGCGACAAGATATCATATCGCCATAACAATACTCGGTAAACGCTTGCTGATCATTGGGGATAGTGGTATTTGGCATAGGATGCCACGCTCGCATTGATTGATCGAAATTAAAATTATCGCCTAAATCTTTAAATAATCTCTCGTTTATATTTGTTGCATCGTCAAAATTATTTAAAACAAATGCTTTCGTTTTAGCATTCATATCCTTTTCGACAATTGGGTTAAATGCTGGCGCTGCCTTTTTGCGGTTGGGGTTTTCGTTAAGTTCGGGCAAGAGAACATTCATGATCGGATTGCGTTCCGTTGGTTCGGTTATATCTGATTTTATCATTTCATAAAGTTCGGCATTTGTACGAAACCCTTCTACATTGTCGCTTGTGGTTTTTTTCGATAGAAATAAGAGTATTATTGCTCCTAAAGTTAATATACCGGAAAAGACGACCTTAATATTTTGGGTGATGAGATATCCCAACACGGTAAGAATAAGTACGGTACGACTAATAGCATTTAATTTGGCAGCAAACGACATGTTATTTGAAATCCATAACTGCCCTATTTCATTTTTATTAAATAATATGGCGGGATTATTTAACCAAAACGGTGTATGTGTATTCATTATATATATAGTCATAAATAATTTATAATTCCATATAATAAATATCCTAATGCATATATTGCAGATATCATCGCCCCCGAAATAATAATTACATTAGACCAAGCGTCTATTTTTTCATCGAGAGATGGGCGTAGGTATCTTAATGTTAATGTAGACGGCATATTTATTAATAATAAATATGGCATAAACCATTTAATATCTTTTGCTTACTGCTTACTTTTTATTCTTCTTTTTCTTCTTATGTGCTTGTCCTTGACCCGTCGTGGGTCGAACACTTCGCTCTGCTTTTTCCCCTGCAGTAAACACCAGGTGTTCAATCTCCTCGATGCTCATATTGTGTATTGCTTGTTGTGTCTGCTGTGCTTGGGTCTGCGGCGCTTGCGCCTGTGTCTGCTGCGCCTGCGCCGTCTTATTATCCACCAATTTTTGCAGCAATCGCTCCTTATTTTTCGCGTTTTTCAAATTACGTTCGAGATTTGCTTGCATGGCACTGACATTCACTTTTCCGCCACCCTTCCCCCCCGCACCTGCCGCCGCTGCAGCGCCACCCATTCCCATTTTATTTAACATGCTTTGAATGTTCCCCATCCCCGGCATATTTTTCATTTTTTTCATAAGTTCGCTTGCTTCTGCGAGGAGTTCACTTTCCTTGATATTACCATCTTTGATCTTCGTGTCTAATTTCGACCCGATATTTTTAACCAACCCCATCAGTTTGGTCGGATTTTGAATTAGTTTTTTAAACACATCATTAATTGAACCAGCATTTTCAACATTAATATTTAATTCCGCTGCCGTCTCTTCCGCAATTTCTTTCGCAATACTACCCAGTTTCCCTTCCATCATACCGCTAATATGTTCGTGGATATCCGACGGATTCGGTAAATCTTCTAAATTAATGCCGCTCGTCGCACCTGATCCAGTCGAAGACGTACTACCTTCCCCATTCTCCGTCGAAGAGGAGGACTCTTTGCCTTCGTCAAACAAGGAATGCATTTGCGATATCGTTTCTTCTAATTTGCTTTTAAACTCTTCCTCGTTAATTGCTTCGAATAATTTGGCACTATCACCAAACGATTTACCGTCGGAAATGCTAGAGACAATTGTGAATAACACGAGTTGCAAATACTTCCAAATGGTTTCCCGCGTTTTATCGGAAATATTTTCTTTCCAAAGTGTTGTAAAGTTAATTCCTGGCAAAAACTCGATATTGTCGTTATTCAAAATATCTTCATTTTGATAGAGAATATCAAAGAAACGATTAGGATAGACCTTCTTACAAAAGTCATAGATAACCCGCAGCGATGCATCTACCTCGACTTCTTTATCGTCTTGGGTGGAAATTAAATTGCGTAAATGAATGTTAATGTTTTGTTCTTGTTCGGGAAAAGATATTAATATATCTTTCGTCATGTCCACAATAATCTTTTTAAACTCGGCGGGAATAGAATCGACTTTTGTAGACTCTGCCATGTTGTTTGTATATTTGATATAAAACATTTATATTTAAATCAAACTAAACTATATATTTTATATATGAAGTAATTTTATATACAAAGTAATTATATATACATCGTAATTATATATACATATACATTTGTGCCTTTTAATTCTTTTTCTGTTGCTTGATGTCAACATATAGGTTGGTTAATTGTTTCAGATTTTGTAGATACTTTACAACCTTTTGTTTATCATCATCTGACATGTTTCTGATGGGTTCGCGCAAACAGTCAATTTTCTCGAACAGCGCAATCGCGTCCTTGTTTGTAAAAACCATATTATTTCGATAGTCCGCCTCAGTGAAAAAGATTAAATCGCCCGCATCAATTTGCTCCGAATAAACCGACGTAAAGTGTTCATTAAAGTTTTTAAGTATAGTTTGTTTTGGCATGAGTGTTAATAGACGGGTAAGTGACTTGCGTGTAGAAGATACATCAGTATTTTCAGGAAAAACTCGCTCGATATCCCTTATGAAATCCATAAAGTGTTCGTTAAAAGCGGTTATCACTTGATTTTTATCCATTGTATTATTATATAGATTAATATTAATGTTTAAATAATATTACACATTAATTGTTTTTATACTTTCTTATACTTGTTATTTCTTATGCTTATTATTTCTTATACTTGTTATTTCTTATAAATATCCGAGTTTCGCGATTCTTGCATTTTTTCAAGCGACACTTGCCCAATTTTATCCGGTTGCCAATTGTCAGGCGGGGTTTCCATCGTAGAATTATAATCTATACTGGCATAGTGATGCTGTTGCCGCATACCCCCGTCGCCCTTTGCGGATAAGGAATCGGGATTTTGGTCCAAGAAACTATAATTATCGGAAGCAACGCCATATCCGCCGTTATTTAAAGAAAATGCTAAAGGTTCGCCGTTTTGTTTTACAATTTGGTTTGTATTTGCGACATTTTTTGTGTTTAAATGATTGCCTATATCATTTCCAAATAGCACTTTATGATTGTCATTTAAAAGAAGTAATGCCGGCACTCGATTTATGGTTGGTGGTAATAAAAGTTCTTGTCCCGTTTCCAGAATAACATAGGTCGCACCATTCTGTTTTTTGATGCGTTTGTCAATATTAATAAAATGAATATCGTTCTTGGCATTTGATTTTGAGAGATTTTGTAATAATTTTTTACAATTGTCACAGTAATTACTATAGTATAGAATTGTGCTCATTATATAAAAAACCTATTTTAACCCTGGAAAATAAACTTATTGCTATATTTGCAATATATGGCATAATTGGGTATTATATTGTACAAAACTCTTTGGCAAACACTTTATATATAAAAAATAATGCGATGAAGTTAGATATCCAACACCAAAAACTTCCGCTAGTTAATGTTTTATGATACATTATGTAACTTGCTATTACCAAAATATATACAACGCCCAATGTAATCCAGTCTTTATTTAATATCATTCTCAGTGAGAGAAATAACATCCACACTATTAAAATTGGTAATGTAAACTTCATCCAATGCCAAGCAAGATGACCGTTCGCAGCAGGAATGCTTCTAAAGTCAATGGACGACCATGGATTGAGAATGAATAATGTTATTAGAAAAATAAAATATAAAACTAACCCTATATTTTTTACTTGGGTTTTTTCAATTGTCAATATTCCCACGATCGGTTGCATAAGGATGGCAATGTATGCGATTTGCGACATTATTCTGTTCGAAAATTGGTTGGTCCATATAAAATACTCTATCAACTGAATCAACATAAAGGATTGATTAAAAAATAAGGTAGATAAGTTTATTACATTATTCATATATGCAAATACGCATGCGAATAATCCAAAAATATAGGTGTTTATGGATACAGATGCGCTCCAACACATTTATATATATACGAGTATAACTTTATTTTCGCAATACCGTAGTCAGTTCTTCGTCATTTTTAATAACCCATTTGACACCTTTTACCGAGATTATATCAGTCTCTTCCCGCTCTCGTGCATAATTATTTGCCAGTTCTAATATCTCCTCCATGAGATAATCCCGCATCTTTTTGTCATCATCATATTTCTCTAAAGCAAGACCAAACTCTTTTTCCCGCGAAATATCGCGCATTTCATCTGCCGGTCTTTTAAAAACCAACCGGTTCAAATAATCTTTAACGGACTTTCTTACTTTATAAGTATAATAATTGTTAATGACTTGTTTTATCACCTTCCTGGTTCGACAGCGGCGCGTTCTTCGGAAATAAATACAACCGGCGCTGGTCTCATTCTTAGCAGTACTTTTATTACACCTTTTTGTTTTGGTGTTTTTAATGCAGGAGCGATGTTTTTCCATTATATTTTATTAGAATATAATATATTATTAAACAAAATTGATTTATAAATATTATAAGTAGGTATAATATATATACTCATTTATAATGAATCCGGTTGTTTCTAAGATCGTCGAAGATAAAGATGCTTTAACGTTTACCCTGAGCGGGGTAAATGTAAGTATTGCCAATGGATTACGCCGTATCGCCGAAGAGATACCGACGGTTGTTTTTCGAACAACGCCGCATGAAGCGAACCGCGCAACATTTGAAGTGAATACTACGCGAATGAATAACGAAATTATTAAACAGCGCCTAAGTTGCATCCCGATCATGTCCAAAGGGGATTTCCCGCTCGAAGAATATACGATGGTCGTCAATAAACAAAATAAATCTACCTCGATTGAATATGTGACCACGGAAGATTTTAAAGTGGTGCATATCGCGACGAAAAAAATAGACGTCGAATTGACGCGAAAACTATTTCCACCCAATCCGGTTACGAAAGATTATACGGAACTCGTCCGCCTACTTCCGCGAGTGTCGGAAACAATTGACGGGGAACAGTTGTCGTTATCTTGCACCTTTGATATTGGTACGGCGAAACAGGATAGCGCCTTTAATGTCGTGCATACGTGTGTTTATGGGAATACGCAGGACATGGCAAAGGTAAAAAGTGTATGGGCGGAAAAGAAGGTGGAACTCAGTAAAATACATAATGCCGAAGAATTGGCGTTTGTCGAAAAGGACTGGCAATTATTAGATGCGAAAAGGTTTTATCTGCCTGATTCCTTTGATTTTAATATTGAAAGTACAGGGCAATATACCAATATGGAAATTATCGAAAGAGCGTCGCGACTAATGATTGAAAAGTTGGCACGCTTACAAGAGACAATTCAAAGCGAAACCAGTATCGTCTCGGTCTCGGAAACCACTATTCCGAATAGTTATGACATTGTTTTGAAGAATGAAGGATATACATTAGGAAAAGTTGTGGAATATGTGTTGTATGAGTTACATTATAATAAAACCCTCACCTTTTGTGGTTTCCGCAAACCGCATCCGCATATTGATGAGTCGATTATTCGTCTGGGGTTTAAAAATCAGGTCGACAAAGTTACAGTCATCTCTTATATTGTGAATGCCGCAAAGGATGCAATTACCGTATATGAGAAAATTAATAAAGTATTTAATATTAGCAACTAAACTATAAAACGCATATACATATTTACACATTTACAATTTACACATTTACACATTTACAATTTATATAAATAACTATTTATAAATAGTTATTTATTAATTTTTATACTCTAAATATAAGATAGTATGTCTAATAGTAATGTTAAACTACAATTAGGAGATATTATTGAAATTACTGCTCCGTCGGATAATGATCTGGACAAAAAGACATTTTATATTAGTTATATTGATTTGGAGAAGATACGAATTGAATCGGGCGATGGTATTGAAAAAATACTAACATTGACGGAAGGAAAATTGGACAATGAATCGATTGAAAGTATAAGCATTAAAAGTCGGGCAGAAGAAGAAGGTTATGCACGACAGAATAACTTGTTGATGAATGTATGGGTTGATATCTATTTTGAAGGAGACCTCCCAATGACACTTACCGGGAAAATCACTAATTTGGAAGAAGATAAGATCGAAATAACCACATTTCCAACCAATGACGTGATTTTTATTGATTTTGCTTATAAAGGTATTCCCGAGGAATTGCCAATCAATAAAATACAAATAAGGCGTTCGCCTGATATTAATACAGGCGAAGCAGCACTTGGCGAAGTAGAACCAGGCGAAGCAGCACCAAGCGAAGCAGCACCAAGCGAAGCAGAACCAAGCGAAGCAGCACCAAGCGAAGTAGCACCAGGCGAAGAACTTGGCGAAGCGCCAGGCGACGCACCAGCAATTCGACGCAACGCTGCCGATCAGCAACTGCCAGAGATCCCCGAAGACGAAACCTTAGGAACGGAAAATCAATCGCAAATTGATGCGCAAAATAAGACTTATATATTTAACGCCGATCAAATAAGGTTTGGCAGCGATTTAGAAGAGATTACGCATTTTGTGGATGTACCTGAAGAAGAACAACGGTATGATGTAGAAAAACAACTCGATGACTTCTTGGACGACATGCTTTCGACCATTCCAAATGCACAGCGCACGAATTTAGTGAAAAATAATATCCATCAAATGATCCAGCGGTTCAAAGAACTCCGTGAAACATACTCCGTATTTGATGATAAAGGTTACGCCATCATGCCCAAAGAACACGGCGCAAATTATAAACCACTAGTCCCTGTGCTTGAAAAACTCGATCAACCGTTGTATTGGGTCTTGCCGGTTGTAAAATATATTAAAAAAATATATGATGATGCAGCGAATGAAGAGGATGATCAAGGCATGGGAGAAATGGGTGCAGATGATATTGAAATTGTGACACTCGAAGAAACGCAAGCAGAAATCTTAAATATATTAGAAAGATATGCATCGAACGACACCTTAAATGATAAGAACAAATACATTTTTTTACAAAAAGAACTAAATGCGTATTCCACGCCTTTTAAACCCCCGCAAGAAACCGAAGATGTCATGACAAAAATTGACGTGAATGCAAATATTGTGGCGGTAGTCGAGAATCAAGACGATTTTACTTCATCCGTAAACGGCGCGAATGCGAAGACCAAACGTTTTGCTCTACAAACCTATAATACAGGTACGACGGGTCTGGAAGTCATCAAGGTCCGCGGCGAAAATCCGCTGATTAAACGAAATAAAATAACGCCCAGTGATAGTTTATATGTAAAATCGATCATTACCTTACCGGAACAAACCGTGCGATTTTCGCAAATTAATTTACCAACGGCAAACATGTTGCGAAAGGCAAATCTAAACATGCATTTTTTGAGTTATTGGCAAATTTTAAAAGCGAAAACAAGTGTAACTACGACGTCCATTAAAGATTTTACCTCGCCGGTTGATTATGGTAAGGAATCCTTTTTAAAGAAAGTTCGCAATTTCAAGATTGACCAAGATTTGTTGACTGCTGAAAGAGAGACCGAGGGCGGTAGCAGTAGCACTAGCAGTAGCAATGCCATGTACAATAACTTTTTAAATACCGTTATACCGAACACCCACAATTTATTTAATCTGATGAAACCGCATTTACATGGCAAATTGTCTATCGATAATTTCTTAAGTTATTTAGAACCCTTTATGATCTATCATGATAACATTAATTATACACAGTATGCTGAAATGACCGAGTATCTTCGCGATAAAATAAGTGACTTTAAGAAAAATTATGTTAGCAAAGCGAAAGAGTACGGCACGATGCGAAATACGGCGGAAGTATTGTTGCCATCCTTAATTAAAGTGTTTGACGATAGTCCGGCATTAAAAGATAAGGTATTGTCAGCATATGGGTTTACGTCGACTATCATGCGAATGTCCAATTCCGAGTTTATCAAACGAATTGTGGAAATTGACGGTGGGTCATTTTATAATAATGCAATCTCAATTATTTCGACCGGACTAATGATTGCGGATGGTTCCCGCGATATGGTTAATATCGATAATTATTTAAATAAGGTTGCTTCAAGTGACGCAGAGGTCTCCAAGACTAAAGGAAAAGCGACAAACACAGCAAAAGCAACGAAGGTCGCAAAAGCGGGTAAAACCGTGACCTTTGGCGAAGATGTTGTTGCGAGCGCCGATCAAGCGCAATGTAACAAACTTAAAACAATTGCTCGCCGCTATATCGAACTGGATGAATTGAACGAAGATAACGGCAAAGATATTTATTTCGATCGAAGATATGATACGACACCTTATGAGATTGGCGACAAGTTTAAAACCGACGATAGCATGGAATTAAATGATCGAATAAAGTTTTATGTCGATAAAATAATAAAAACAATCGGTGTATTTGGCAAGGATGCCGAGCGCGGCGCGAAAGCAATTATAATGCGAAAACGTTTAGTGGAAGACGGCGATTACGCAATCTTAGAAACGACTGATGAGGATAGCGCGATGATGCAATATTATGTTCGACAAGGCAATCAATGGAATCTCGACGAAACGATTGATTCGGAAATGATAACCGACAATGCGAAGATGTTTTGCAATTTGAACGAAAAATGCCTGGAAGTGAAAGGCGATTGCCAGGACCAGGCGACCGGTGCCGCGGAAATCAAAAAATATAATTTAAAATTGTTATTGCAGGAGTTTAATACGACATTAAATGTAACCAAAGATATCGTGACAACCCAGATCGAATCCGCCTTAAACAATTCCGACGCGCGTATCGAGGGATTAATAAATCTCCATAAACTGCAAAAATATAAAAATGATCTCACGAAAACCGCGTTAGGAAATACAGTTGAAGAACGCGTGATTATCGTATCGCCCTATGCGAAGTTGCGCGACACTATACTGAGTCAAAACGATTTGGCAAAACGTTATTATGATGTGACAAAGTTCGTACAAACCTTTACGCGTGACCCCAATTTAGAGCAGGAGGAATCGAAATATTGGTTTTACTGTATCAAAACCAATACGAAATTATTTCCGACCTTTATTTATGACTTGGCAAAAACATTTTTAAGCGGGCGTAATTTTTCTTATATGCTGGATCGTATATGTAAAGAACAAGGGACCATAAGTGAAGATGGCGACAAATGGGTCGATAAATACAGCGGATATACGATAAAAATGATCGAACTCAATGAAGGCGATGAATACAATGACCAAGGGTTCAAGGTTATAACACACGAATTGATTGAATCGGATATTGAAGCAACCCTCGCGGCGGCAGCAGGCAACGCAGCAGCAGGCAACGCAGCAGCAGCAGGCAAAACTACCGCCGCTCCCACAGGAAAACGGAAGTTCACCACAACCGACGCGAAACATATTTATACTGTAATTGATACCATGTCATCGAGTATGGGCATACAAATTGACGACCAGCATGATTTTATTGTACGGAACGTCTTACAGCATCTAAGTGATCCGAGTGTCATGCCGCCGAAAGCAAAATATGAACGACAGGTGGGTTTAGCGGCAGCAAAAAATATAATAATGGATACTTATGAAAATGCGTATAATGCGATCTTAATTTACTTTACCTTGGCATATTTGCTTATTGCCATTCAGACAAGTATTCCCCCGATTAAAACCAAGACGACTTTCCCGGGGTGTAAAAAATCGTTCAGCGGATTTCCAGTGGATGATGTAGGTGACAATATGAAAGGGTTAAATTACATGTCTTGTGTCGCCTATAAGATTAAAGGAAGTAAAGGGTTGCCGTGGAGTGGAATTGCCAAGTTTAATGCGAAATACATTACAAAACAGTTGGAAGTAAATATTACCAAATTTATTTTACCTCGGGATGAAATACAAAATAAGGTTAAAGAATTAAAATTATATCTGAGTGCCAACCCGGATCTCTCGAGTATACCCGCGGAACATTCCGTCTCCAAATGGGTACATTTTTATCCACCATTAAGTGATCTGAAAATGCCGACCATGCAAGATATTGGCGATGTGTTTAAAACCAACCTATTAACCAGTATACAAAAAGGCGAGGCGGTACAACATGTACACATTTCCGAACTACAATCCAAGATATTTTTATATTCGCTGAACATTATTGAATTAATCCAAAACGCGGTTAAAGGCGAAGCATTATTGATGAAAAATAGCGCAGGCGAACCCTTTATTGAGAACGCGTGTTGTAATAATGAAAACAGCAAAAATACGCTACAATATTTTATTAACAAAGTGCCAGATATTGCCGTATATAACAATAAGGTGGTAAGGTTAAGCGACATGTATTATGATATTAAAACGATCGGTAAACCGGCGATTCTATATGACGCACGGAACATGAAACGAAAAATAACATCATTAGACGCCGGTTTTTCGGAGGAGACGATATACCGCGCCTTTATTGTTTACTGTCGGTTTAATACATTGGTTCCTATCAACGAAGACTTGAAGGCGATTTGTCCAACCAAACCGGATAGTTTTAATTTAAATGACACCCTACAAGAAAGTATTCGAAAATTAAAAAGTGGTGCTCGAAATTATTCCGAGGACTCTTTGCAACAATTATTGGGCGTCATTAATAATTCGTCAAAACAACCGATTACCCCTCTCGACGTGGATGTAACAACCGCCAATAAATTAACGGAAATCCTCACAAAAATGGAAGAAGAAGCAAACGTAAAACCGAATATAAATATCTTCCGCACTTCTTTTCTGCGCGTCTTAGAAGATTTTGAAATCGGGTCTTTGCTGGAAGACACCGATCAAATGCGCGAATTGAAGAATACATTAGCGACGGTAAATGATGAAATGCAGCAAACCGTGATGGAATTTGTCGGAAACTATGGTTCAAAAATTAAAAACGCCACGATGAAACAATTTAAGGAATGTTTTGGACGCGTGACGGAGTTTACTGAAACCGGCGATGGTATTTTTATCGGTAAATCGGCGGAAACAAATTATAAAATGGTAAACTTTATGAAAAAGACCATGCGTAATATAACCAAAGTCTTGCCGAACATTATTATAAACCGTGTCAACTATGGAAACGATGACCTCAATACTAACGATGAAGAAAATCCGGCAGGTATTGGCATTGTCGCCAGAAACCCCTTATCCATTCCCGCCCACTGGAAATTGTCGCAATGGCATCGAAATGATATAAGAGGGATAATAAATAAACATTATTCGGCATTAAATGCCTTTTATGGTGACGGGCAAATTAGTCTGTTGATGGAAAAGTTTATGCCAATTGTAAAAAATATGGAGATGTTGGCGCAGAACACATTATTTTATACGCCGGTCGAAATGCAAACAGGCAAAGGCAAAGGCAATTCGCCGACAGAAACAGGTAGCAAAGATAAAGAACGACAACAAGAACAAGGCGTGAAATATTCCGTATTTGATTTAGATTTAACTGCGTTATTATTCCGTTTCTATTTTTTAAGCGTATTTATCGACTTGATATCAATGCAAAACAATGAAGATATTCTTCAAATGCCATTAATGTCTAGGCAAGGACAAAATGAGGAGGACGAAGAAGAAGACTTGTATATTGATACTACTATTAATAGTGATATATTAGAAGGCAATAAAAGCGGGTTGGCAGAAAAAATTACAAAAATAATTATAACCTTTACAACGATGGTCTGTAACGATAAAAACACCCTTAATTATAACTACAAGGCGTTGATGGAGGTTATTAATCGTTCACGCGAAAAGGAAAAGGATACCATCACCGACTTCTTTAAAAATCTGACGCCCGATGAAAATGAGGTTGAAAAAATATTTAAACAAAATAAATTAGAGAGATGGAGTAAAGGAAATCGTATACATACATATGATACCAAAACGTATGACGAAGAGCGCGCCGAAATGGAACAAAATGAATTAAGAGGAGCACGTATGGCAAATAACCCGAATGCAGTCAATCTCGGAAATAACCAAAATATCGGCGCCATGGATGCGTTGGAAGAAGAATTAACTGACCAAACCATCGACCACGAGGATAATGCCATAACTTATATGGGCGAAGATGCCGAGTATGAAGATTATGATATGGATGGCGATGAAATGTATTAGTTATATTTGCCGCCTGGTCATCCCGGACTTAAAATAAGGAACTACGGCGCGATTGCGATGTATGTCATTTATTGCGACAAACCCACAAGGATCATAATAGAATAAGATAAATAATAATAATAATAATATATTTTAAATTATATTATTATATAAATGAGCAGTAATAGATGGGTAAGAAATAATAAAGTTTTGGTCGCCATTGTTATTTATATCATTGCATTCGCGGCATTTGCGTTTTTTAAACCGGCATTTTTATACAACGAGGACGGTACCTTAAGACATTTTGGAGTGGGATATCGCAGTAAAACAATTATCCCGATTTGGTTGCTCTCAATGTTTTTAGGCATCATGTCATATTTCTTTGTATTATATTATTCGAACATGGCAGTTTGAAATTAATTTAATTTAATTTATATTTATATTTATGGCGAACCGTTAGTGTAGACCAGCTCTTGGGCAGTTTTTAAGTTTTTCTCAATGGCAGCATTATTTACCTTTATTTCATATTCCGAATACTGTTTTTTCATGACATCGACCGATTTGACACAGGTCGTGTTGACAATATTATTATAGGTAACAGATGTAACTAAAAATCCTGTCAGCAGATTCCAAATATATTCAGCAATGGTGTTTTTTTGGGTAATATAACCATATAATTCTTCTTTATCTTTCTCTGTTGTAGTTGATTTAATAATTTTACCATTTATTAACTTATTAACATCTTCGTCGAACTTGGATTTTTCCGAGTGCAACTCATTTACTATCAATGATTTGTCTAACCTAATATTTTCTAAAGCACTTGCAATCTGATTGCCAGTTACGTTACTTTCATTTTGTGGCAAGGCGGGCGGTTCTAATATTTTGTCCATAAGATCCGTTAAACCCATTATTTTGACTATACCATAACCGAATGTATTGGCAAAGGGTGTTAACCAACCGGGAAACATATATAAAAATACTTGAATAACTAAAAAGATCATTACCCAAGGTATAAGTGTAGCCATTAATGCCGCATTCCATTGAATACCGCCGCACATCGCCTCGGATAAGTTCAAATTAATAAAATATTCGCCCATCACAACAAGTAACATATAACAACTCTTGACTATCATTTTGTTCATGTCGTCAAACGTGTAAAGACTGATTACGCAATATATGGATGTTAAAACAAAAAAATAGGTCATGGGTATCATAGGATCTGGCATGTTTTTCAATATGGCATTTGTACTACCTTTCTCGCCATTGCCTTGCCCACTATTGCCTTGCCTACTATTAAGATTTCTAGTTGCATCCGCCATTATATTGTATTATAGATATAAAACATAATTTTTTGAAAAAAATAATTGTATTTATTAATGAATACAATGAATACTATAATACAACAACCAAAATTAATAGAACCCGGCGTGCGATATTTTTTAAGCAGTACACTTAAAGAGTGTAGGAAGTTTAAGGATTATTACTCAAATATTGCTTTTAATCTAATAATGGCAAGCGTCTTGTTTATTGTTATTGGCGGGTTTTTATTATACATGTATAAAGGTAAATTAACGCCTTATGAACTTGATATAAAACAACGGAAAAAACAAGAATATATTATATCTAAATTACATCAAATCGCTTATATCAAAAAAAACCAAAGTCAAAATCGGATTACAAATATGATTACAAACTTGCCTGAATGGTGATGGTGATGATATGCTATGATATGCTATGATATGATACGTATATGTTTTGTTTAATCACGTTATGTGTTGTATTATTATTTTAGAGGATGAAAATAATAATACTTAAATATAAGTATAGACATAACTATGGATACATTAGATTACTTTAAACTTAAGGAAAAATATCAAAATATCTTAAATTTACGAAAAGATAAAATTAAAAAAGATACAGGCAAAACTCTACGCGAAAGACGGCGGGATATAAAGCGTTTAGTGCCAAAATGTATTAATTGCGGTCGACCTGGGGGAACGATTTTCGAAGAGAACAATAATATATTAAAGGCATCCTGCGGCAGCACTCCTCCTTGTAATTTAAATATGGTGATTAAACGAAAGAGGTACGATAACTTGCGTGAATTGGACCATGCAAATGAAAAAATAATAGATAATCTAAAAATGCGAATCATCATTTCCAAATTGGATTATTTATTTGGGTTTATTGCGAACAAAGATGACGCTATTGACAAGTTTAATGTTTTGAAATCCGAACTAACAACTGTATCAGAAGAACAATTAATTATTAATAAAAAATATGCGGAGATTATTGGCGGCATCCATCGCGACCCGTTAATAAATGAGACAAACGCGGATTTAATATACCAGATCGAGCAATTAAAAGAGATGTATAATGAATATAATAATAACCCGACAGCACAAAATCTCGAATTAATCGGTGAGGCATATAAAAGTGTTATTTATCCGCTTGCCGAGAAAAACCGTAAACTAACTTATAGTCATAATTTAGTCGAACACAATGCAAAAGAAAATATATATACACTTGTTCAAAACTCGTATTTTGCGTCACAATTAGATCACGAGAAAAAGTAAATTATTGTGTTATTGCATATATTTAATATATAATTTATGGTATATATAATTATTGCATATATAATTATTGCATATATAAATAATACACTCTATATGTATACCATTTATGTTTTTTAAATATATTTCGGTGAAGGTTTTTATTGCCAGTTTATGTTTAGGTTTATTGTTTGCTTATTTATCCAGTCCGCCGCCAACAATTATTCATGTCTATCCTACACCAGACAACGTTGATAAATTGGAATATAAAGATAAAGCAAACAATTGTTTCAAGTTCGATGTGTCCGAAGTAACATGCCCAACGGATAAAAAGTTAATTAAGAGCATACCTGTTCAAAAATAATAACCACTTATATTATTATTATATGTTCTTTATATATATCCAGTAAGATGAAAGGTGTAGTTCGGATGCTTCATACAAATAATGGTAAGTATGCTATTTCCTTTATTTTAGGCATGGGGTTGGCGAGTTTATTTAGAAAAGTATGTAATGACCGTAATTGTATCGTATTTAAAGCGCCATCGCTTGAAGAAATTAATAAAAATACTTATGGGTACGGCGATAAATGCTATACCTTTAAAGAAAAGAATACAAAATGCAATGCGGATGCAACGCACACAATACCTTTTTAAGAATCAAGCATCAAGCATTAATCATTAAGCATTTGCGTCTATTAATTAAATATTTTAATGCAAAGAATATTTAATATGAATATAGGAACAACGAGTCTCGATTCTCTGCCAATGTCGCCTCAATCGGGTGATAACATTCGGTTAGACACTTATGAACAGAATCAAAATCAAAATCAAAATCAACGCAATACCAAGATACAAAATCCTGCCCAAGACCTCCATCATACACGTGACGCCGATTTATCGGTCATGCAAAATAATTTGAACCAATTTGTCACGGGTTTACAACAAGCGAGTGCCTCAGGCGCGACGATGTTGCCGTCTAGAGATATTCCCACGAATCAAGAACACATCTCTCATGATGTAAATATTAAACCTAATTATATCCCTCAAGAAGCAGGGCACGACGATTATATACAACAACATCAGACCAACGAAGATATTATTCGAGCACAGGCAAATAAACAGCAAAAACAAGAGTTTACCGACTACATTTATGAAGAGGTCCAAGTGCCAGTGCTAATTGGTGTGTTATACTTTTTGTTTCAACTCCCGATCATTCGCCGCCAAATCTTCAAGTTTCTGCCCACCCTATTTAATAAAGATGGCAATCCCAATCTCTCGGGATATATTTTTAATAGCGTTTTGTTTGGATTGTTCTACTATGTTTTTACCAAGAGTATCCGTTTCTTGGATAAATAAATATAAATAAATAATTAATAAATAAATAGCGTTATAAGTTTAGATTAATTTAATTATCATATATAAATTATCACATATAAATTATGAGAAAGAGAGATGATATTAATTTTGTTAAAGAATATATTAAATCCTTAATTGTAAATGTAAATAAAGCAAAATTGCCCTCTTCGCCAATTAACTTAATTTTTGATGGCGGGGCATTAAACGGAATATTTGGGTGTGGTGTAGGATTATATATACAAGAGTTAGAAAAGTTGGGACTTATTAAGGTTAATAAGATTTCCGGGTGTAGTATCGGGTCTTTGATAGCGTTATTGTATCGGTGCGGTTGTTCAGATATTGTTTTTAAATACATAACCGATATATTTATCTATTACAAAGAGAAACATAACTTTTTTGAATATCATAAAATAGTAACTAATATTGTTTACTCGATATTTAAAACTGACGATACTGCGCTATTAAAAAAGATGTTACACAATAAACTCTACATAAATTATTATGATGTCAAAAAATATAAACAAAAGGTAGTGACCCGGTTTAAAAATCGCGAGCATTTAATTGATTGTATTTTACGGAGCAGTCATCTCCCTTTTATCAACAATGGCGAATATAAATACAAAGGACGGTATCTTGATGGTTGTGTTCCGCATATTTTTGGCAGAGGATTAAACTTGTTTATTCGTCTTATTCCTTATGATAATATAACAGTTGCATTTAATGCCCGAAATGAAAAAAATATATGCGTTCGAATGATGAAAGGGGTTATCGAAATCAATGATTTTTTTATGAATGGACACTCATCAATGATCAACTATATTGATTCGAACAGTTATAGTTTACATCTGCAATTGTTTATTCGAAAAATTATTTATTTTATGATCATCTTAGGCGTAGACGCAGTTATTATATTTAAAAATATGCTACCGAAATATATACCAAACTTTATTAGACACAATGAAAGTATTATAATGGTATATGAAATGATATTATCAGTTATCCAGAAGAAATTGTTGTGAAAATTACATTATTTTACTCGTTGTTTGGTCAATATCAATAATAACTAAACTTATTAAACTTTTTTTCGGTAAATATACCAATGGGTGGTCCAATATACGCTTGAACAGGCACGCGCATACAAAAGTCGTGCGGATACCCTTGTATTTTACAATTAACGAATGATTCAAACCCTTCTTCTGTCTTTCGCACGAAGAGATAGTATATCCGCGCGACAATTATTGCGAATAATATTAATAATACATATTGGTATGTTTCCATTATATATTATACATTTAAAATATATTATCCTTTTACACCTTTGGACATTTATCAGCGTAGCAAGTATCAGCGTAGCAAGTATCAGCGTAGCAAGTATCAGCGTAGCAAGTATCAGCGTAGCAAGTAAACCGCCGATTGAAATATATAAATATTCAGGGGGAGACACATCATATCGTGTACGTATTGTTATTTTATGGAGGACAAGCATTGTTAGAGGTGTTTATAGTTCCTGTATTTGTAATTGGATTTGTTCCATTGATTGTTCCTACTCCACAACCCCCAATAGATGCTGGACTATTAATGGTGCCACTATTGGTAACAATATTATTATTTGTAAGTGTGGCACTATTGTTGTTATAAATTATGCCATTATTATTAAAAGTAGAAGTTCCTTCATCAGAATTTGTAATTGTAGCACTTAAAGTATTGTTAATTATGCCACCAATAGCATTATTAACTGTGCCTATATTAGTAATTGCGCCACTATTGGTGTTTATAATAATTCCACCACTATTATTATTTAATATTGCCAAATTATCAATACGAAATTCATATCCATTATTATTGTTAGTAATTGTGCCGTCGTTGGTAATGATGTTATAATCGACTATTCTAATACTTTTATTGTTATAAATTTGACCTCCACTATTATTAATAATTTCGCTCATCAATGCATCTCCACCGGTCGTAATTGAACCATTATTTATAAGTTCGCCTCCGCTGTTGTTAATAATTTTTGCTCCATTATTATTATTAAGATTACCACTAATATTATTGTAAAATTTACCGCTGTTATTCAATCTACTTAAAGTATAACTGTTATTAAAAATATGATCGTTGTTAATTGTTCCAGCATTGTTAATTATACCAACATATGATACAGGATAATAAACATTGTTAATGATGCCTGTGTTATTTAAAATACCTGTGTTATTAATAGTAACTGTGCCATTGTTGGTAATTGTGCCATTGTTGGTAATTGTGCCATTGACGGTCATTGTTAGATCTGACGGAATTATCAAAGTAGCACCTAAAGGTATGATTAATGTTTGACACAGCAAAATAGTTGAATTATTGTTTAACGTCCATGATGGTGTATTAAACGTCGCAATATCAGATATTGTAATAGACTGACATCCCTGTGTTGTATTTGTATAATATGTATAAGAATACGCTCTTCTATGATTTGCTAATCCAGACCTTTTTTTCTCAGGCATTATATATAATACTATATAATAATCGGCGTTTTAATTGCTACGCTGATAAATTTCCAAGTGTGTAAAATATATTATCCTGTTAAAATATACCGCGCATTAATTTACCTACAATATTTTTTCGTGTGTATTTTTTCTGGGGATTTTTTTTACGCAAGGTATTTTTCCTGTTATTCTTTTTAAACTGGAACGAATTCTTACGCTCGAACGAATTCTTACGCTCGAACGAATTCTTACGCTCGAACGAATTCTTACGTTTGGATTTGGTATTCTTTGCCGTCGGTGTATATTTCATAAAATACTTTTCATATTCTTTGCTATTCTGATTGTACTGTAATTCCTTATATTTTTCCGCCTTTTTGCTACGAATATCGGTCAGCGTTTCGGCATTACCATAACATTCTATCGTAAATCTTTTCAGCAACCCTTTTTGATTTAACCGATTGACCGCTTGCACATTAAACAAATATTGCGCCATACAGAGTATTCGTTCGTGATCATAATATGGACGGTCCGAAAAAGTAAAAGCGAGTAAAAATAAGAGCATTGTTTCAATCGTCGCAACATTAACAACCTTTTTGTCAATTTTAATTGTATTATAACTATAGCAACCGTGCGGGTGATAAATAAAACAGACCGTGTCATTTTCGACGACAATCTCATAATGTTCAGACAGCAGTTCATCGTCGATTTTGGGTTTTTTATTTATGGTTACATTTTTAAAACCGGCATCTTCCAGGCGTTCTTTTACAATAAACGCAGTTGTTTTCGGGTCTAAAGACAATACATCAAAATCAGGGACATGTTGCAGTTGTTTCTTTTGCGCATCAGGCATATAACGTCCATATAAACTACTCGCATATCCTCCGATAAATACCACGCCTTCATCGATCATGGTATTTTTCACAATATCATAAATACTTTGGTTTAATTCCATATTTCCCGTAAAATCGCGCATGAAGTTTAATTCGGAACATTTGGGGTTATTTTTTAAAGGGAAATGTTTATTTAATAAAATGAGGCGTTTATATATTTTCTCCCAGCGACTGACATCTCCATCCGGACTCGATAATTCGCGGTACATATTTAAACGCAAAAAATCCGGCGGGGCATAGGATAACCCATTTTTACGAATGGCGCGACTTGATAATATCTTAAACAGTGTCGGTTCGAGTTGGGTTATATCGGCGACTTGGATAAAGTTGACATATAATTTATACGTGCCTACATGTACGCCCGACCGCACCTCTACATCAACGTAGTCATGTTTGGCATAAACATCCGCGAGTTCTTTTGCGTCCGCAATCGCTTTGGGCGAATAAAAGTCGTAGTCAGGAATCTCGATATCTTTATTATAAAACTGGTCGTTTACTGGTAAAATGTTATTTATAGCGGTTCCCCCGTAACATATTAGTTTTTTTTTCCGCAAAAATTGTTCGAGTATAGAGATAATACTTACAATATCTGACGAGGAATTCATTTTTTTACCAATTTTTGCCTCCGCCTTATCTACCGCATCTCTTAATATAATCAACTCTTTTTCTTCAAATGATAAGTTTTTGGCATTACAATTTAATGCCATTTATTTTATATAAATTATGCAGATAATATATTATTATACCATATTATATTTTATTATAGAATATTATATTATACCATATTATATTTTATTATAGAATATTATATTATACCATATTATAATATAATGTGTTTTAATGCTGAAGTATCTATATCAACATATCTCATAGGAGTATTTGGATGTTTATATTTATTTCAAAAAAAATATATACCCGAAGCAATATTCTTTTTATGGGTTATTCATATGCAACTGATTGAGTTTCTTTTATGGAATAATCAACCGTGTAACAATGCAAATCAGAATATAAGTAAAATAGGAATGATAGTTAATAATATGGAACCAATGATATTGTGGTTAGCGATAATATTTTTTTCTAAAAAGAAATTACCGAGTTGGGTACATAATGTAATGATAGTATTTTTATTAATAACATTATATATATCATACAAGTCTTATATAAAGGATAATTGCACTATTGTCACAATTGATTCATACCCGCATCTGAATTGGTTATGGAATTATCAAAGTAAATATAGTATACCATATTATCTCTTATTCGTATCAATATTTATGTTATTGTCGATATATGGATTGCCATTTGGTTATCATACAGGATTAACATTATTGATTTCTTTTACGATATCAGTTATAATATATGAGAAATCAAACGTAACAGGGTCAATGTGGTGCTTTTTTTCTGCATTTATTCCTTTCTTACTGCCAACTATTTATAAAATATAAGTATAAAATATAAAATATAAGTATAAAATATAAAATATAAGTATAAAATATAAAATATTAATAATAAATGTTTGCTACGGGATTGCCGGTTGACGCAATAGCATTAACCACTCGGGGACCATAACTCAAGTTTTGTTCTGCTAACGGTGCTGCAGGTATAGTAACAACAATATAGCGCAACCTTTCGGGTTTAAGAATAAATGCAGATCCTGCTTGATCAAATAAGAGCGAATAATATTCCATATTTGAATCAAAGTTTTGAAAAGACATGCCGATTAACTGGCAACCATAGGTTTGCACAAGTGCGGACGAATAATTTTCTATATTGGGCGAAATTTCAGGCAAGGCGATTGTCATATTTTGTTTATTAAAAGTAACGAGTTCATCCATATCCGGTGTGAACTTGATATCGTTAAATCGTAAAGTTCGCATAAAAGGCGTATTGCTTGCCATATTAACGTACTCATTTAATAAAGTATCGACAAACAAAGGGTTTGCTTTATCAACCACGATAATAACCTTTTTCATTAATTCCAGGATACTTTTGCTTCCAAGATTATATCCATAACTTTCATAACTATATTTTTTCCCCAACAAACGCTCTTCTAATGTATTATAGATTGCCTTCGCCATATCATCATAAATTGCTTTATTATCACTTTTTATACGAAAGTTTAATATTAACGGATCGTCGGGGTTTGGACAATTGCTACCAGAAAAAGCATATAGAGCAACCACTTCCATTGCTTTCTTAAATGGAACGGTATTGTACGATTCTTTTATGTTATAACTCGTCACAGATGAGACGGCAATAACCGCTTTGTTACCGACCGAATATATTTCAAAATCTAAACATCGGGCACCTTGTTTGATACAATTTTTAAGTGCACACAAGTTTACAAAATCGTTTTTATTTCTGCCACTGGCACAACAATTATAAGCAGTTTTTATATAAAAATCGCGTAAGAGATAGTCATTCATGGGGTTATTTACATTAATGCTGCTAATAAGCGTGGGGTTTTTATATACCGCTGCAATGTTACTACAGTTGAGAGTATCCAAATAGAGTTTATTAAATCCCCACAAAAATATAACGAAAAGCAGCAAGCAAATAAGAAATATCATGAATTGTGTAATGCCATCTTTCCTCGCTAAATCCTTGAGTATTGTTATATCTGATAACCCCGCATAATCAATCAAACCTGACATTTTGTATTTAATATTACCCGCTACGTCTTTTAATTTATTTGTGACATTGTCCAACCCAGTATTTTTCGATGCCGATGTCGAAGACATAATTTTATATTATAATGTTATATTATCTTGTTATTTTATCCTATATTTTATCCTTTATTTTATCCTTTATTTTATCCTTTATTTTATCCTTTATTTTATCTTAAATAAAAGACAGTTTAAAAAATAGTTATATTGTATATATAGAGTATATAGAGATGCCGGGTGGATTATTAAATTTAGTATCATATGGCAATCAAAATGTAATATTAAATGGAAATCCATCCAAGACCATGTTTAAAACCAAGTATGCTAAATATACGAACTTTGGTTTGCAAAAGTTTAGAATTGATTTTGACGGTCTAAGGACACTTCGTCTGAATGAGTCTTCGCGTTTTAAGTTTAAAATACCTCGCTACGCTGAACTGCTAATGGATACATATTTAGTGGTATCCTTGCCCACAATTTGGAGTCCGATTTATCCGCCTACATGTGACGGCAAATGGAAACCATATGAGTTTCGCTGGATTAAAAATCTTGGCACGCAAATGATAAAAGAGGTGACATTTTTAGTAGGCGGGCAAATTGTACAAAAGTTTTCGGGGCAGTATTTGCAAAACTTGGTCGAACGTGATTTTTCCGAAACAAAGAAAAACCTGTATTACAATATGACCGGCAATGTGCCCGAACTAAATGATCCAGCAAACTCTGGCACACGTGTAAATGTGTATCCGAGTGCCTATTATGATGGTACTGATCTTGGCACGGAACCCTCTATAAGGGGACGAAAACTATATATTCCGATAAATGCCTGGTTTACGCTTGCTGCAAAAATGGCATTTCCGTTAGTGAGTCTACAGTATAATGAATTGTATATTGACATTGAGTTAAGACCAATCAATGAGTTATATACTGTGCGCGATGTCACGAGCGAAAATATGAATTACCAGCAAGCGAACCAGAATGATGAATTATTTCAGTTCTATCGTTTTTTGCAGCAACCGCCCAATGTGCAATTGGATTATACGAACGTCGATAAACGTACCAACTGGGCAGCGGATGTACATCTGATCAGTACATATGCCTTTTTATCAGAAGATGAAGCGAAAGTGTTTGCGGCGGAGCAACAACAATATTTGATAAAAGAAGTATATGAATATAAATTTCCCAATGTAACTGGTTCAAAAAAAGTATTGTTAGATAGTTTGAGTATGGTTGCCAACTGGATGTGGTTTTTTCAAAGGAGCGATGCTTTTATGCGTAATGAGTGGTCAAATTACACCAACTGGCCTTATGATTACTTGCCCTCTGATTTGCAACACCCATCCGCCCAAAATGGATATGCGCCGATTGTTTTAACTTGTGGGTCTTATACGCCGGCAACGGACCCAACTACAACGTTTTCCGATGAAGGGGTTTATTATAATCAAACCAGTATATGGGTGACGGGGCGCTACAATGTGGCGAATCAAAAGGATATTATGCAGACATGGGGGTTGCTATTAGACGGGAAATATCGCGAGAATGACTTTGACTCGGGTGTGTTTAATTATATTGAAAAATATTCACGATCGGCGGGTAACTCGCCGGATGGACTGTATTGCTATAATTTCAATATAAACTCGAGTCCTTTTGATTTTCAACCGAGCGGTGCAATGAATCTGAGTAAGTTTAAAAATATCGAGTTTGAGTTTACGACCTATCAACCGCCATTAGATCCGTCGGCGCAGATTTTTAATATTTGTAATCCTGATGGCGATGTCGTTATTGGCGTAAATAAACCGACCTGGCGATTATACGACTACAATTACGATTTAACCGTGTTTGAAGAGCGCTTTAATGTGTTGACCTTTATGTCCGGTAATGCCGCTTTAATGTACGCTCGTTAATAACTTATGCTCGTTAATAACTTATGCTCGTTAATAACTTATGCTCGTTAATAACTTATGCTCGCTAAATGTATATCGTAAAAATAAATAATTGAATAATTAATTATTTATTAAATAATAAAATTTACTTTAATCGCCCATCGCGCCATCTTCAACGAAGATGTTTAATGGCGGCGGGAGTGGCGGCGCTTGGACGAGCGGCGCTTGGACGATCGGCGGCGCTTTCCACCGTTCATTCCGGCGGCGGCAGCGGCAGACTGCGCGGCGGCGGCACCGGCGGCGGCATTAGCAGCGGCGTTGGCAGCGGCGGCGGCACCCTGGGCGGCACTGGCAGCAGCGGAGGCGGACGCACCTTTGGCGGCAGAGACTGCCTTTTGTCCAGCAACACGCGCTCGCTTTCCAGCAGCGACGGCAGCCTTCTTGGCGGTTTTGACACGTTTAGCGATAGCGCGATGTTTAGCAGTTTTCACGATCATTTATATATATAATAAATATAAAAATTAATTCCAACCCTTTAATATTAATTTTTTATAACATAAAATTACAAAATTTGCCTAAACATTTTAAACATTAAATCTTTAATATTTAAAAATTAAAAATTAAATACTTTTTATAAAATGTATAAAGTAATCTTTATAAAAAATGCCTAAAGATTATTTGTACGAATCTTTCTTAAAATACAAAAAACTATTTGATAAAACTTGCCATATTGCCATATTAACAGATTAACAGATTAACAGATTAACATATTAACAGATTAGCATATTACCAAATTGTATCATTGTTCCACCACATGCCATCCCCTTTTTTAATATTATAAATTGTCTTAAACAATTCCAAACGAGCCATTGAACAATTCACTCTATATTTTCCTAAAGGATGTGGATTCATTATTAGTTGGGCCTGTATCGCGTCCTTGTATATTTGTTGTTGTCCCTGTATGGCAAGATTCATGTATAATTTCGCCAAATTCATTTTCTTAATACGCGTGGATTCGTTATTTGCCACTTGATTGTCTAATAAATACGCTTCAACTAACGCCATCCCGGAAATATCTGCTAAATCTTCACCTACACTGAGTTTGGCATCGAACGTAATTCCATCTCTCGCCGCAAATGTTTCATATTGCTTAACAACGTCTTTTACCTTAACATTAAAGACTTCGCGATCAGCATCGGTCCACCAATTATTCAGATTTCCATCCGCATCAAACTTACTACCCGTATTATCCAACGCATGCGACAATTCGTGACCTAAAGTATATCCAATATACACTAAATTATATTCTAACCCTCTTTCTTCTAAATCAATAAACGGTTTCTGTAAGTATGCTAAAGGTACATAGATCGAATTACTATTCGGGCGATAATAGGCATTTACCATATAACATTGTGTTCCAGTGATTTTAAACGCATTCCAATCAAAATCAGGCACATCAATCACAGGTTTTCCTTCTAATTGAATATACTTCTTATGCTTCCACGAGAGCAGCATACCGACGTTTGCTAAAGGATCGTCCGCGCGATAATCAAAGATAGGGTCGTAACGCAAGTTTGCGGGTTTCCCTACAACAATTTCTAACTTGCGCAATTTCGCCAATGCTGCTTTTTTGGTGGGCGGCGATAACCAAGTGTTTACTTCTATTTTTTTAATAAAGAGTTCCTTTAAATCATCCACTAAATGTTTGACATAATTTACATATAAGGGATTATAATTATGCTCGACGTATTGTTCTGCCAAAAAAGTATTGAACATTAAAGAGAGACCAAAGATTGGGTATATCTTCGAAGGCATATCAACCGGTTGCCCTTCCAAAAACTTTTTATAAAAATTGTAATGAATATAGCGCAACGAATCTTCAAAACGTATCATTTGTTTAAACTGAATAAATAACCAAAAGGTTTGCCATTTAGGGGAATTCCATTTTTCTTTTACTAAACTCACGACGCATTTAATGCCGTTCAAACTGGTAACGACAATTTGTTTTGGCGGTTCGGCGTACCCTAATTTTTTCGTAAACAAACTCCAATCAAACTCATATTTTGTCTCTAATTCTTTGCTCGAGATTTTATTGTAATAATTTGGATCAGACTTTATATGCATATCACAACCAATAGCATTTAACAATTCCATTTCTACATCCCAAATATCAGTTGGATTATATTTTTTCGCACGCTCTTTGCCGACACACGCCACAAAAACCTCCCCAATATATTTTATATATTCAGTTTTCACAGACTTTTTATATTTCTTTCGATCAGCATTGTCGGTCGGCAAATCATAGTAAATCAGATAATCATAAATCCCCAACTGCCCAAACGTCATGTGACTAATATATTGTTTTACATTTTTTTCATCAGGCATAATATACCAGTGTATAGGACACATCCAGGAAACGGTTTCGTTCGAATTAAGCATTGCCAGTAGACCATACATGTCTTTGTTTTCCATATATCCGTCTAATTGAACCAAGACTGCCTCGACACGCTTCAGGGTTTGTTTAAGTGTATTGCTTTTTAAAGACTCGTAGAGATTGCTAATCGCTATTGCTTTTTTCGAGGTGGGGTTATTTTTTATGAACTTCTCGACATAGTCAATTAATTTATAATAAACCTCTTCTTGTTTAATGCGAAAATTGTCATACTGCACATAGTAATTCTTTTCTTTTTTTTCAATATCATTATTGCGAAACCATTCATCATTTACATATCCATAATAATTGTTTTTTATCTGATGTATAACTTTAGATATATTTTTTTCATAAAAGTTATCTTTTAAAAACTGTGTATAACGAGCTTTATGGGTTTTTAAACGCTTATATTTGGGGTCTTTTTTAAAGTTTTCCGAGATTTGCTTGAATTTCAACAAGTTATCTTTATTTTTATAAAAATTGCCCGCATAGGTACTATATTGTCCCGTTGTACATATTTGTCCCATTTGCGAATCGGAATAGCATTTTACACCTGCTTTTTTTGTTGCCTTCGCCAAATGTTTAATATGCCCCCTTTTTTGTGTTTTATTTTTAGGTTTCATTGTCCTATATATTGTCTCAATAATATTATCTTAATAATTTGGTTAATCATTCCAAATATATTATTTATTATAATATATACATACAACAATGGCGTTGGACGATAAAGATGCCACTTCTAAAAATGAAGAAGAAAAAAAAAAGGATTGGCAGAATCCTGCCAGTTGGGTTAACTTTGTTAAATCGCTTTTATTTTATTTTGTGGTAACCTTAGTAATGGGTCTTATTGGATCAAACTTTATATGGTTAACCCAACAGGGCAGTCGTTTAGAAGATATGTTGCCTGATCTAGAGGATGATCCATTTTACACTGCCAAACATCTTGATTTGACTGTAAGTCAGGGATATGATTCGGAAAGTTGTGAGTATAATGACAATGGGTTGACAACAAAAATAAGAGCAGATAATTTTCCGTATAATTTAAAAAAAGGAATCAATGGCGACGTGCCCGATGATATAAAATTCGGAGAACGTATTGGGAGTTGGTTTGGATGGACAACCGAGGGGACCTTTATAACTAACCGCGGACTAATAAAGAGTTGGATTAAAAACTTTCCGCCTGATTCGCCCCTCGGAAACGAAATATTTATAATTTATATCGTGGCACCCTTAACAATGTTCTTTAGTTTTCTTGCCGGTTTTACAGGGTTTGGTGTCGCCTGTTCATCTGCGTTTAAAAGTGATGCTACATTATCCGTTTTGGGAATGTTTATGTTTTATTATTGGTTTATATGTATGGTGTTGGGCGCGGTTATTTTTATACGCCTGATTGCCTTGCTGGTTTTATACCCAGTTGCGAATGGATGGAAACGCGTGTCCAATATATTTCGCTGTAATGCCATGCCACTTGCCGTCTTATTTGGGTTTTTTGCGGTGGGCGCGGCATACGATACATTAGATTCAACTGTCTCCGGAGCAATGGGCGTTGTTTATGTAATATTTGTGTTAATTGCGGCGGTTCAAAAGGTGAATAGTTCGATTTAATTTTTAATATATAAAACCGGAATTAGTTATTAAATAAATACGGCAAATAAGAGTATTACGTATTATGAGCAATATGAGCAATATGAAGAACAAACAATCATTTAATCCTTCAGCAATGCTGCCTTTTGTCAGTGTATGCACGCCCACCTTTAACCGTCGTCCCTTCATTCCCTCGATGATAAAATGTTTTGAACATCAAGAATATCCCAAGGACCGTATTGAATGGATTATCGTCGACGACGGGACCGACAAAATAGGCGATTTGGTCGTCTCGATACCCCAGGTAAAATATATTAAATATGATACAAAAATGACATTGGGGAAAAAACGTAATTTAATGCATAAAAAATGCAAGGGCGATATTATTGTCTATATGGATGACGATGATTATTATCCACCCGAACGGATATCCCACGCAGTCGATACGTTATTGAAAAACCCGCAGGCATTATGTAGCGGAAGCAGCGAAATCTACATTTATTTTAAACATCTCATGAAAATGTATCAATTCGGACCCTATGGACCTGCGCATTCAACTGCTGGCACATTTGCTTTTCGGCGAGAACTTTTGAATATAACTGGTTACGAAGATTCTGCATCACTCGCCGAAGAAAAATATTTCTTGAAAAATTATACGATACCATTTGTACAATTAGACCCATTAAAAACTATTTTGGTATTTTCGCATATACACAATACCTTTGATAAACGCCGGTTATTGAAAGATATAAATCCGCTGGTGACGAAAGAGTCGGACAAAACCGTCGAAATGTTTATCAAGGATCCCGAACTGCGCGATTTTTATGTGAACCAAATTGAACATGTATTAAAACCCTATGAACCGGGTCGTCCAAATATGAAACCCGACGTGTTAAGTCAAATGGTGAAACTTGAAAAAGAACGCAAACTGGAAACCGAAAAGATGCTGCTGCAACAAAAAAATATGCTTTCGCCCATTACGATAAAAACTGACGACGGCGTAACCAAAACTTTAACCATGGATGAGGTTGTCGTTATGTTACAACAACAACAGGCACATATTAATCAGTTATCGATGCTTTTACATGCGAAGGATACGGAAATTAAGGCATTGAATTCTGAGTTGGCACAATTTAGAAAGTAATTACTAGCAGATTATAATATATTATTTTATTTATATATTATATATTATAATGGATACATTTACACAATTATTCTGGATTTTGTTTATACTTTTTATTATTTTTTCTGGATATTTACTTTGTTGCACAAAAAGAAGTAACGTTTTCTATCTGCAGATTGCCTGTGGCGTTGGTATGTTTGCTACGAGTAAAATTGGTCGCAATTATTTGAATATAAAGATATAAAGATATAATTAAATAATTAAATAATTGTAATAATAATGAATACGACAAACAATATCATTCCAGCAAGTCCATTAAGCAAAGAGACGCTTAAAAAATATAAAAATGATATGGAAGCACAAGCGAGAATAAATATAATGAAAAACTATGTTCATGAAATATATGGCAACATAATTAGATCTGCTATGTATGGAGATACAAATTATACATTTGCTTTATATAATAAACTTTATTTACGAGATTGGAAGGATATTCTAGAATTAATAACAGAACTTTATTTGGTATTTCCAGACTCACTTATACAATATACTGAAAAAAATTTATGTGGTATGGAAGATTCTAAAATCATTGAACCTTGTATTGTTATAGATTGGTCTTAAAATCGGCGTTTTACTTGCGATGCTGATAAATTCCCAAAGATGTAAAATAGAATATTTATAGATTATTATAAAAATAATATAATAATATATAACTAGACAAAATGAAAAATCTCTCTAATCCTACACTCCATATTATGTTTAGAGTGTTGATAATTCTGGCAACACTAATTAGTTTGTATTTGCTATTCACGCAAATATATTATAAAAACTATAAATCAATAAATGCTTGGCAGTTTCCGATGTTACTTGCCATTCTAGTTGAATTGTACTTGTAACGGCGACAAATGTATATATGTAAATGTGTATATGTATAAAGATATTAAAGACAGTATGGCATTAATACATTAACTAATATAAAATGTCTGACGAGTTAACGTTACATGACAGTTTAGAAAAGATTATACAGCAATATAAAGACAATGATTATGTGTATGGGCGGTTGACAAATTATATTGAACATTTATTGCCTGCAGCATTAAATAATGCCAATGAAATACATAAACAACGTGAAGAGCGGAAAACCCAACTGAACGCCGACCGCGATGAGTTTACCACGCGGTTCTTACACAAAAACAATTACTTTTATTGTTCACAAACCGAAATATTTTTGAAATATGATGGCGTCCATTTTGTGGTATATAGCGAAGACGATATCCAACACCAAATA